CTAATCATCACTCCCCCATAAATCACCAACGACAATGAGTGCGGCGGTCGCTATTACCACCAGCAACACCACCAGCGCCACAGGGACTATGAACGGGGTAAGATCGTAAAGCCATTCTGTAACTTCATCCCACATGCTTTCCCCTCCAGTTAATTTTTTCACCTACGGAGCAATGAATAAGGGTGTAGCTATTCATGTCAGAAACATCGCCCCCCTGCCAACATAACCTGTAAGCAACACCGGAAAAATTGGCATCAATTTAATTTTCTCAACCTGCATCCTTTGCACCATAAAAAATCAATGAGGCCTCCCTTATAGACCGATAGATTTTCATTGCGCAATGATGTCGTGATTCAAAATTAAACTATTAAAGGGGTGCAAAAGAAAAAGCCCGGCATGCCGGGCTTAGTGAGAGGATGTTTGCGGTTACTGCATGTGACTTTCTTTACTTGGTTCTACTGTCGATACCTCTGAGTCGCTGTCGAAACTTTCCTCTTCTATTTTCCACTCCTTCTGAGTGATAATTTCTATTATCTCGCTAATGATTTCACTGATTGCATAAGCTGTTATGAAGAAAAGAAAATATAAACCTATCGCCAGCCACACCATCCAGAATACGATCACGCCTATTTCCATTATTGACGCCCTCGATAATGAGCCCCTTATGGAGCAGATTGTTACTTCCAGGCATTCCTGGTCGAAATCTGGGCCTGGAACCAACTTGCCGTCACCTCATTGCTTGACCTCTCAATCAAGGTTTTGAGTATCACTTTACGTATATTTGGACTTCTCAGCTCGCTGTAGCTGAACACCTCTTCCACAAATGTATCGTCAACTTGAAGAATAAAGACCAGCATGTCTCGCCCCCGCGGTTTGATGAGATACCCCATATCCATGGCCGTAATAATTAGCCTGGATAACGTTAAACGCTTATACCAAAAACGATTATTCATGTGATTAAGTCTTTTGATTTGAATCAATGCAAGCTTTATAGAACGGTGCTCATTTATTGTGCAAGCCGCACGTTATTCAGAATTAAATTATCGGAACGATACGAAAGAATAAGCCCGGTGATGCAGGCTAGATGGGCGGACTACCTGCGTTTTCTTCCAGAGGGTCAGCAGATAGAACTGGGCCATCTCTATTTTGTCAGTTCCTGTTGTAGCAGTCCGATCAGCTCCATGAGGTTTGTCCATAGCGAAATATTGGAAGCAACGCAAATATCTAATAAGTATTATCTTGCCATAAATCAGGTAGTCGCACTCGCATCATCCCTTTCACACAAAAATCCAGAATTAAACAAAAAAATAGCTGAAATCCGCTCATGAACAAATTATTGTGGCTCTGCATAATCCCTAGCGTGTATATATAATTTTTAATCTCCGTTTTCGCCCTTGGCCTACGCAGGGCGCTTTTCCGAATTATGGCGGGGTGAGGTTTGAGCGGGAACATGGATGCGACTCATGAGGCCGAGGTCGTGATCTATGTTCGTCCTCACCCTGCCACCCACACAATGACGAAAGCATCACGGTAAAGCGGCTATGGCATGAACGAGACCGTGTTGCCTTCGTCCCCCATATGGCGGGTAGCTTTTCAGGAAGTGAATATTCCAACACCCCGCCTTCTCACTCCGTTTCCTGATACGGCTTAATCTCACCGTACATCCCTGCCCTGGCGTTCCAATAAATAATCGGCCCATACGAGGTACGGTCTGATGCCATCGCAGTAAATGGATGCCACTGGCCATTGACCAATATCTCGCAATCAAAAGCTGCCGTTACGCCCGGATAGCAATACTTGCAATTTCGCACATGCGTGCCCAGCCTGGCGCTCTCAAGCATTGCCGTTGGTGTCAGTAAGGTAGTGCCGTCTGTACGGGCCATCACTGTGACCGTCGTTGCCGATTGCTCCGCTGATGCCAGAACACCCCATACCGCCCAGGTGCCTGAAGCTAAATTGGACGCCACCATCACGGTGCCATCAGACAACAACCCCGCATACGCAAGCTTAGAACCGGATACCGCGCTATCAGGGGCTGCCGTATAGGTGCCGTTGGTAACCTGCATCAGCGCTGTAGAGCCCGGCCCTCCTGCCAGAGGAAGACCAACAGCACCATCATTGCCTTGCGGAATGCCAAAATTAATCATTTGGTTGGGAGCGTCACCAGTGATCTCTACGGTGGCATCCTCCCCTGGCCCCAGCGTGCTCACCGTACCAACCGTCAGTGTGTTAGGTGGTGCACCAGAGGAACCTTGAGGTCCGGTCTCCCCCTGAATTCCCTGCTCTCCCTGCGGCCCTGGAGGACCTTCCGGCCCGGTATCACCTTTAGGTCCCTGTGCACCAGTGTCACCTTTCGGACCTCGTGGTCCCATCTCACCCTGCAGACCGGTCTGATAGTCATCTTCCGTCCCCGCGTTCCCTGCATCCAGCCATACCTGATACGCCGTGGCCCCGCTATCGCCCTTCGGCCCCTGAGGGCCGGTGTCACCCTGAGGACCGGCTGACCCCTGTGGTCCCGTTTCCCCTTGCGGTCCGGTACTGCCGGTCTCTCCTTTGGGGCCCTGCGGTCCGGTGTCACCCTGGGTGCCACGCTCACCATCAGCCCCTGCCGAGATAAACAGCTGCCATGGCACCGCCGGCGGCTCGACGCCCTCCACGTCCTCCGTGGCCAGGTATTCACTGCCGGTATATTCGACCAGGTCATTTTTCTGGTAAGACATATCGGCGCGGAATGCACCGCGGGGAATGAGTGCATATTCCGCCGCCATTTTCGCTGACTCCCTCGCGCTGGCCGCCGCCAGCTCAGCTTCCAGCAGCAACAACTGCATCTCGCGCAGCGCTTCCGGTGTCGCATCGTCCGGATTGAATTCCGCCAGGTACTGATTAAGCGTGCCATCCGGGCTGTCTGCGTAAACCTGGATAATACCCAGGTAGTCCGGGGCATTGTTTATTGTGGCGGTGACCGCATAAACGCCCGGCATCACCGGCATGGCATAGCTTCCGTCCGTCGCCGTCACCGCAGCCGCATTTGTACCGGTAATGCTTACTGACATGGTTTTTCTTGCCGTCAACTGGATGACCACATCCGGCATCGGCATACCAAACGGATCGTTAAAAATTCCCGTGATAATGGCCATTCACTCGAGCTCCACACTGATAATCAATCCTTTCGACTGCAGCCGGAATTCAACACGGCTGATTTTCCAGTCCCGATCTTCAACACGGCCAAATCCTTCCGTGGTAATTTTCCCCTCCGCTGTCATCCCCATCAGCGCCGGGGTCCCCGTCAGGGTCAGGGACATGCCCCTGAGCTTTTTCTCCACATGTTTGGTGCTGCCGCCGGCAACATACTGTGCATCCTTCAATGAAGGCTGCGGAGTGGGATAATGAAAGACAGGCTCTCCACTTCCCACCGTCAACATTTTCTGCTTCCCTCCATCGGCACTATCGATGTACGGGATGATCATGGTGCCGCTCCCCTTCGCGCTGACATCAGGGTGATCACTGTTGTCGTGATAGCGCCATTGCTCACACAGGTCGGGGGTGAGGGTTCGGACCGGCAAGGGGTTGCCACTGACGGTGGTGTCTGAGTCCCGGGGGGACAATACCCAGTAGTCGTGGGTGATTTTACTGACGGCGCCACATTCACCGGCAATGCGCGTAACAAGGTTCATATCACTCTCACCCAGCTGATCGATATGCACCACCGGGACATTCACCAGCCGGCTGTCGACCCGCGCCGTCAGTCCGTGCTCAGAGGCAACGGTGAGCATGAAATCGCCCAGGGTGATATCGGAAAACGAGCGGGTTTTCTGCGACTGCAGCGTGCTGTGCCCGCGTTCGTTGGTCTTCGAAAATGCCCTGGCGGTGATTTCCACAATACGTTGTCCGCCGGACGCCTGCCCGGAGCTGCGCGCGTCCACCACGAATGTCCCCTTGTTCACCAGCTCACCACCAAATCCCAGCGCCACTGAAATCTTGACGCCTTTAGCCGGCAACTTCAGGGTGGCAGAGACCACGCTGAAAGTGATTTCATCACTTTTTTTCGAGCCGGCACCGTGATCCTTCAGGGTCAGGTTGACCAGGTTCTCACGCACGATGTCGGTAATATCCTCGCCTTCGACAGACAGGGAGAAGTTGGGTTGCCAGGGCATATTGCCGGAATCGATATAGGCCATGACCTACTCCCAGAGTGAGTATTCGTTTTTTTTTCTGCTGCGGCTTAACCGCAGGCAGCGTGAATGTCACGCCGGCGTCAAACACTTCCGTCGTGGCCAGATCGTAATTCTGAGGGTCATAGAGCACAGCTTCGACAGTGTTGTTTACCGTGCCGTAATGGCGAACGCAGAGGGTATCCAGGCGGTCGCCGTCTTTGGTTGTGTATTGCATTCGGTCACCATTTAAATTTAAATCAACTTCTGCTTATTTCACTATCACGACAGGCTGTATATTGCACAGTCCATTCCAAATAATACAGGGATTGTGAAATGTCAGGGTACTAAATTTTAGGTTGGTTTGTAGGCATATATATCTGGCTTTTTGCCAACCCCATCATTGCGCTAGTTCTCTACCTGCTTCCTATTATTATTGCCTTCATCAGGCTGCACAGAAACCTGCCAATAATAATTATTATCAGCCTCTTGTTTGGTTGGATATTTCTTCTGTGGCTTATTCTTGTTATATGGGCTGCATTTGGTGGACAGGATGACATCCGCAGTCCGCAATAACTCCAGATTAGGGGGCCATGATATTTGCGGAGTCAAAAGTATCGGATGATCCGCCAGTATCACCAGTGAGTGTTTTAAATTTGTCGTACAACGCCTGAGCTCCAGCCTCTGAAGCCCCGCCATCGATTACAATATTGAAATGATATTGATTGTTATGTGTGTTATTGACATTAGCATTGCCAAGTCTTGAAAACACAGGAACAACTTCACCGTCAGACATTGGTTGGTTATCCGCTTTTTCTCCATTCAGTGTGTTGCGATAATAATCAAGTCGATTTTCAAACCCTTCATTGTCATCATAAAAAAAACCTTTCGATGCAACATAGGTATTTATTAGCTTGGTCTGTAATTCTTTATTTCCCTTTACATTCTTTTTAAACCAATCATCAAGACCTTCATTATGGGCGGTTTCCTGGGCCAACGCCATCGAGCCTTTTTGTGCCAGCTCCTGAAGCACTCGCCGCTGCCGCGCTTCGTCTGAATTGTCAGGTAAAAACCAGCCAATCATATTTGAAACAGCTGAAACCACCCGGCCAAAATTCTCCAGGCTATCAACGACACGTTTAGGCCCACCGCCGTCCACCCAGTCGACGATCGTATTGGTGATCATTGCCTTGTTGTTCTTCACCCACGTCTCGAACTGCCCTTCCCACTCTTTCAATTGGGGCCGTAGCGCGTAACCAATATCGCCGGCGACACCGGCCAGCGCTGTTTCTGCCGACGTCCACATATTGCTGAGCATTTGGCTGGTCTCCAGCGCCGCGCGCGCCTCATCCTCTGTAATGTTGTTCAGTTCGGAAGCGTTTTTCATCACCTCCTTATAGGTTAGCCTTGTGCTGATAATGTAAGTCATCAGCTTGTTAGCTTCCCCGCCCATCAGTTGGTCAGCGAGCGACTCTCCCTGTTGAGCCGTCAGTTTTCCACTCTTCACCTTTTCACTGATAGTCTGCATCACCTTATCGAATTGCTGCTGTTTGGTGCCTTTCATCAGGTGTTTGTTCAGCCCAATCATGGCCAGCATCGGGTTTACGGTTTTATCGTTGCCTTCCTCGCCAAGCTTGTTGCTAAGCTCTTCCGTCAGGTCGCCGTAATTCTCCCCATTCAGACCCGCCTGTTCGGCCATAATACTGCCGGCTTTATAATGCCTGTAGGACATGCCGTATTGCTTTGCACGTCGGTATTCTTCGGCAGTTTTGCGGTTGAGGGCCAGTACACCACCGCCCAATGCTGCACCGGCGCCAGCAAGAGCAACAGGTGCCATGATGGCCGCTCTCGCTGCAGCAAACGGCAACCCGCCAGCCATACGCAATCCTGACGCCATCATGTTGCCCGGCACCGCCTTCGTTTTCGCCCAGGCGTTGCGCGGTGAAGAAAGAAACGCATCTTTGTAACGGCCGCGGCGTGCTTCGCTTTGTTGCTGCTTGTGAGCCAGTTTCGTTTCCCGTTCTTGCTGGGCGTTCAGCCGCTCCAGCCCCTTACGCGCACGCTCGATGCCGACGCCGACCTTCTTATAATCCTCAACAAGAAAAGCCATACCGGCATGGCCAGACTTCACGCCATCCCGGATTTCCTTCTCCAGCGCCTCCTGCTTGTTAATGAGTGCCTGTGTCGCGCGCTCCATGTGCTTTATCTGATTGACCGTGCTGGCTGAGCCTGACTTCATCTGGCGCTGCCACGCCGTCTGGGTCTTCATAACCTGCGCGGTTTCGGTACCAATGCGATCGATGCCCGTCGTCATGCGGTTCAACGTGCGGGTCATCGATGGGTCCACTGATGCCCCGAAGTTGATCGAGGCGTTGTATTTTTGGGATTTACCTGCCATTGGTTTTCCTGCCCTGGTCCAGTGCGCGTTTAAAATAATGCCGCCAGGTGCTCAGCGGCAGCATCAACTGCTCACTGAAGGTCAGGCGGCACCAGTGGGTAATGCCTGGCTGGTTATTCAGGAACTGCTCTTCGGACGGTCCACCGGCGGTAACAAAAAACGGTTAAACGCCCCTACCAGCTGGTCGTAATCGTACGCCGGCAACAACAACAAATCGGCCTGATTCACCCCGCACAGGCTCGCAATCATGAGTGATTCCTTTTCCATCGTGCCCCCCGCTGACTTCTCGTACATCAGCTTGTCGCGTACGGTCGGTTCACGCAGGGTGATTTCGGTGACCGTTTTCCCATTAATCGTGAATGGGCGTGACAGGGTGACCACGGTGGTATTGGCTGGATAATCCATCTTATTTTCCTCATATAAAAATGGCGCCACATGGGCGCCATTTGCGTAAAACAGAATTCGTAGTTATTGCATGGAAGGTCATGAGCAAACTGACAATCGCCGAAACCGTTCAGCTCTGGATAAATACAAAAGCAGTATCTGATAAATATCCCACCCTGATTTTGAAAATACCCTCAGTGCGCGCTAAAACACGCGGAGCATAACATCCAAAATTAAACAAATTAGCAAGTGAAATAATCACACTAAAGGTTTATTGTTATTTTCGACGGACATGAGCACATTCGTCAACCCAAGTCTGGTGTTTTACAAGCACAAGATGCTTGTAATTTTGTTCGTAGTTCCTTAGTCTTACGCCTCAATCTCCGTGAGGCGTTTTTTTTCAGCAGGACATCTATTTCACCCTGCGACAACCGCATAAATCCAAAATTAAACACAAAATAATTGAAACACCCCCTTGGAAAACTCGAGTATTACTGCGCAACACTCGAGTTTCACATAATGACCTAAAATACTATGCATTTGAACGAAAGCCATTTTTTGAATTGATGAATGATTATGGGAGGAGCTTCTGATGCGGCGTCTCTTATCTTGGGCTTTTTTATTGTAATCTCTCTCTTCATTCAACTTTGTTTTATCTTTCGCTTTTTTATTGCCATAGTCAAACACTTGGAAAAAAAGTGTTAACATGGTGCCAACACTAGGGAATTCGCTTGTCTTTCCTCTGTTCTTTATGATAACCATCTGATTTCATGTTTATTCTTTGGCTAATTAAGAAACTGGTTGTTTAGGTGATTAATATTCAGTGTATTGGTCAGCGGTGTCGCTACAGTCCTGACACAACGTTTGCTTCAAATTAAAGCCCCGGCCCGCCACTAATGGCCGGGCTTTTTGTTTTATTGTCCGGTACCGATTCAGTCCAGCAACAGCGCATCCCTCACGCTGGCCATCTCGTCGACGCCGTTGATGATGCGTTTGCAGTTCAGCGTGTCGATTTCGTACATCACGTTGTCATCGACCGTCAGCTTGTAGTAACTGAGGTTCACCACCACCGCCATGCCCACCGACTCCTGCCCACTGTTGCCATGCTCGTCAGGCGTGATACTGCCGACAATCCCTTCCAGTTCATCCACCCACACCGACTCCGTCGTATCTGCGTTCAGGTACACCCGACGGATTTGCGCTCGCACCTTGCGCCCCTGGCCAAAACCAAACATGGCCAGCACATCAACATCCGCCCCCACCTTAAAATCCGCCTGCATAGCCTCCATGCCGGTATCCACCGGTGCCGGCGCATCCATCCAGGTCGTGCGATAATTGCCGACCGTCACCACCACCGCCGGCGGCGTCATCGACATGACATTGGCCACACGGATGTTGTTCTGCACCCACAGGGCTGACTTTGCGTAAATAAAACCGGTATTCATGTGCGCTCCTGTCAGGCGGCCAAAGAGACCTGCCCGGTGTTTTTGTTGATGGCGTATTTAATGACTATCTGCTCTGCCGGGGATTTCGGCGTCACGGCGACGTTGATATACACAACCCCCGCCGCCAGCGACGCGACCGTATTTAGCTCGTCATCCAGCCAGGCGCTGCCGCCGATTATCACGCCGCCGGTCATCTGTTGGCGCAGATAGCTGTTGATGGAGCTCAGCATCGAGACCCCCAGCGATTTACTGATCGGCGCGTCAAGGTACTCTTTTGTCATCGACAGCTGGATAGAGTCTTCTATCGCGTCCATCGTGCGACGCACCGCCTCAAAACGCCATTGTGGATCATCGGTGCACAGGCGGTTCCCCCAGTGCCGAAATCCGTCCAACTGCACAAGGGTGCTGACATTTGCCTGATTGAGCTGGTTGGCCACGCAGGTCTCATCACCTATCATGAAGCTATCAACCTGCTCAAGGCTGCTGAAGCCCAGCACCACCTGGTTGGACTTCGACCACCAATACCCCTTGGTGCTGTCGATGCGGACCCGGTGACCTGCCGCCGCCGCAGAATAAGGACGCCCACGTGTCTTGCCAGTCAGGTCGCTGACCACGTTGATGCGCGGGCGTAGCAGCTCCACGCGGGCACCATACCTCTGCCCGCGGCGCACCACCTCTGCCGGCGTGGCCATCGAGGGAGAGTCAAGGTAGGCGATGGCCCGGCAGCGCGCCGCCATGCTCTCCAACGCCTTGCCGACACCGTCGTCCGTGCTCCATTCCGGAGCAATCAGGATCCGCGGCTGATAATTGAGGGTCGACGGCCCCAGTTGCAACGATTCAATCCCCTGCAAGATGTTGGCGCGCTGCGCCTCTTCGTCCTCGTCGGTATCCACACGCACCACGATGACCTGGGCGCCAACCTGGTTCAGAATGTCGTTCATGTCGTCATACAGCGTGCCGCTGTACCCCAGTTTTTTGGCCTGGTTACGACTGCCGGCAATCAGTGCCGGGGTATACAGCGGAAAAGGGTCATCCTCGCCGCCCTGCAATGCCATCAGACTAAAAGGCGCCGCCACGCCGTCCCCTACCATGCCATCGGGTAACGCGGCGTCGATCCCCATGTCTTCGGTGTCGAACATCAACGCGTTGACCGCCGCCACGACATCGGCCGCACTGACGTCCACGACGCCTTCGGCATCGGTACCGAGCGTGATGGTCAGTGCGCCATCCTCAAAATCGGCACCGGTCTCGGCGCCGGCAGACGAATCAGCCTCGCCGGCAACCGCGCGGACCTGCAGTTGATTGCCGGCAGTGCCGGCAGCGGTGGCCGTGAAAACAATCTGGTTGTCGAGCAGACTGCTGCCCGTCGACAACGTTGCCGCCGTCCCCGACGCCGCGTCGGGCGCCGTGCCGACCAGGCCAATGACCGACATATTAACGGTGGTTATCTGTTTGGGTGCGCTGTCGTCCTCAAGGGTACGAACGCCGTGAAGTTCCATAAGGGTCTCCGGATATAGAAAAACCGCACAGTGGCGGGCAGGGATGATGAGAGGGGGACGTTATTTCGAGACGGGCTGGATGTTACAGATGCTGTCGCGCTTGAGGGCCTTGTCGCTGCTGCACTGGACAGACTCGTCGTGCCGGATGTACGTCAGGACGTTGGAGCAGGCGGCAATACCGGCACTCAGCACCAGCGCCCCCAGGATAAAAGCCGCTCTTTTCATTCACCGGCCACCTTGCATGCCGTGCTGTCTGTCACCGTGACGCCACTGCCGAGACTCCGTACGCTGACCACCGGTGGACAAACGTTGCCGTTGTCCGACCGGTAGCTGACCAGGGTGGCACTGCAGCCAGTGAGCAACGCAATAATCAGAGGGATTGCATATTTCATATTCCCCACCATAGAACCTGTCCAACGAATTATCCAACAGAGAGGATGAGTAACACGGACCAGATGAGCAGAAACTTCCAGTTGGGTAATGTTTCAGCCATCTCTCGCAACTCCTGTATACGCTATTATTTAAGCGCGTCTATCAGTGGGGTTACCGCTGTAATGAGTTGGGCGACGCCGTAAAGCACCACACATACAGCTACAGCACGTAACCCCCAGCCAACGACACTGGACATCTCTTTCGTGACGGGTGCGTCTAACGTTAAGCCATTTTTCATGGTCAACCTCATGAGTATTCGTTTATAATTTCTCACGCAATAACACTTCCCTTGCTGCAATAAAAAAACCCGCACTGCTCCAACAGTCGGGTTTTTGCGTTTTTTGTATCTCTGAGGTGGATTATCAGTTGATACCATAAATCTCCCGGTCGAGTACCGCCCACGTCTGCGCCCCGCACATGCCGTCAGCATCGAGGCCATGTCGCCGCTGAAAGTCGGTCAGCGCAGCAATGGTCGCATTGCCGGCCACTCCGTCGGCGTCGCAATCCAGCATCAGCTGCAGCTCCCGCACGTCGTCACCCTGGCTGCCCATCTGCACCAGGCTACGGACGATGCCTTCTCCGTGGGCAAGCCGCAGCGCCGCTTCAGCATCTTCGGCATAAACCGCGATAGTCTGTGCCTTGTCGGTGCCGTTGATGATGCGCCGGGCGTTGACGTAATCGGTCTGGGTATCGGTCAAGTAGTCAGCGAGCTTCTTGCCGGTAAACCAGCCGTTGGCCATGCCGTTAATCGCCACCTGCGCCGCTACCCACGGTGCCAGTGCGAGGTCAGGCTGCTGCACCAGCGGAACGTCATTCGCCAGCGTGTTGAGGTTGACCACCACATCCTGGGCCTTTTCGTAATTATCCCGCCAGGTCAGTTGTACGTAGCCCCGTCCGTAATAGGTCTGCCCCGTTTCCGGGTCCGGCTCGCCGTAGGAGTGCCCCACGCCCTTGCCGTACTCTTCGATGGGCTGCATTGTGAAGGCGGTCTCGTGGTACGTGGTGGCCAACACATACGCCAGCCAGCTCACCGGGATGTGGCGGCCGAGCACCGCATTGTAAACCGCGTATGCTGCAGTGAATCCGGCCAGACAGTCAGTCTGTGCATGATTGATTTTGCCACTGAACCACACGGCACTCATACGCGTACGGAATGCCACACCAGAAAAAATGTTTTCCCCTATTTTGACGTTGATTACAGCTATACATAGGCACTCTCCACAAAGTTGGCTTATTTGTAAAAGACCTTCAACACCCTACAAATATGTTTTTTAAACACAAACAAGTATCACACCCGTCCCTGCCGCCCCCATTAATTAATATACCCTCACAAAAAAAAGATATAAAAACACACCTGGAAATATAATTATAAACCACAAAAACAACCACACTAAATAAAATCACTCACAATGAAACACAAACCACCAGCCATACACAGCAAGGATTTAAATAACACATTACAAAAACATTAAAATATCATTTGGCCCACTTTTCATTTCAGCATCAAAAAAACACAAATAAAAAACTAAGATTTATGCGTCCTCCTGAAGAGAAAGAGCCGCCAGCGGCGTTGGCCAGGTAACCGGTGACTGCGTTAAATCAACTGCCAGCAGGTCAACAGCGTATTGTTGCCATTCTGCCAGCGTTTGCTTTTGTTCTTCGCTCGCGATGCCCAGGTCTACGGCTGACTGCAGCGGAAAAGCCGCATCTGTCGCAATACCAAGGCGTCGAGTGTATTCGAGCGTGTTTTTTTCAGTGGTTTTTGCCCGTGTTGGTGCGGGAGGGGGAACATAAGCCGCGACATCGCCGAACTCACCTGCAACAGCACGATTATAAATATCAGGTCCGTAATCCGTGAAGGTGTCATCAGGTGAGGCCGTAAACGGAATATCGCCAAAATCAACATGCAGCACCATGCAATTGATTACGGTTCCCTCTGCATTGGCATACACAGGAAACGACACATGGATGATTTTATTCATGATTATCCTTAGGCGATGCGAATATATAAGGTTGAAAACATATTGACGTCGTCACGATGCCGGGAGACCCCCAGGCAACGCCAGGTGCCTGACGGTATCCAGCCATCATTGATATACGTCCCTGTATTGGACATTGCCTGCCACACAGGAACCATAATCCCTGCCGGACGCAAATTCCCGCCAGGAACGTCCGTGCCAACACCGTGGTCATCTGTCCAACTGATGTTGGCCATGTACATCACACTGTGCACAACGCCAGGGGTTGTCAGTTCTGATGAGCGTAAATAGGGGGTTAAATCGATGGGCTGAGGATTATTCGCGCTATACACCCGCTGTCCGGCCTCATTGATAACGTCGGCATTCATCGTGCCGTTGACCTGCTGGGAGACGCTGCCGTCGGCAATGTTTCGCCAGAGCGATACCAGCCATCCCTGCGTGTCGGCATAATCGAGCTTTTGATGGGTGCCATCTGAAAATGCAGACATCGACACATCATTAACGGCAGAGTCCTGCACATCCAGCGACAGCGTCTTGCCCGTCGTGGCATTGCGCACGGCAAGCCATGTCGCCGTCAGCGCCCCTGTCGCGTTGCCCCCGGTGAGGGGGATAAAATCCCCGGTGCTTGCCGTGGCGGCCGACCCCAGCCCAAGGTTGTCACGCGCCGCCTGCTGCGCGGTATCCCCCATCTCCGCAATTTCACCCAGATTCTTATCCTGCCGCAGGTAGAGTGTATCGGCCTGCTTTTCTGTCAGATAAGCCGTATCCGTCACCACCAGCATGACATCCGTGGTAGCCGAAAGCGCCAGCATGACCAGGATCTCCAGCGACACCGCAAAACCGCTGTCCGGCGCGGGTTTATCTTGGGCGGCATAATTCCCCACCGCATAAAGCGTCCCGTCTGACGTATAAATTGCCACGCCGCGGAGAGTGTAGCCGCCACTGTCCGCCGGGATGATGCACTGGGCAACAATCTCCGACGGGTCGTCAGCGCTGACATCCAGCGCGCTGATCGGGCCGCGGTACACTTCATTCGCAAAAGCGGTCAGCGCCGGATCCGGCGTAAAATCGACGCCGCCATCACACACACCAAATTCGGACAGTTCAACCGACTCGCCTGCGGCATGTGCCGCCGCCTCCAACTTCGCGCCGGCATCGCTCAGCAGGACATAATAATCACTCATCGCGTCTCTTCGCCTTTATCGTGACAGACTGGCGGGTAACCATGCCCCCGCCGATATAGCACTTGCCGTACACCTTTTCCGGGGTCACCCGGATATCGCGCAGGAAACTTCGGGCGTTCTTGGCATCGCTGATGTGGCTGAATATCTTCTGCAGCTCGTCGGTACTGACGCTGTTGCCGTGAACCACCGCCCGAAAGGTGTACGGTTCGCCCTGCGGGGTGTCCCTGAACCACTCGATGACATCAATCAGCCGATCGACAGACGCCAGCGCCTGTTTGACCGCGCCCGGGGTTCCACGTTTTTTATTGACCGCGGCGGCACTTTTGATGACATCGCGTTTCTGCTGCGCCGTCCACGCATCATCCCACCAGGTAACACCGAACTCCCATGCCAGCCAGGGCAGCAGCGCTACCGGGCAGGCGTCGGGATTTTTCACATCACGGACATCAAACAACACATCCCCGACATGCCGCATGGCCCCCTCCAGCGCCCGCGCCTGCTGCGAGGCGTTCGGCGGCAATAATGACCGGTATGTCATAACCCCTCCGGCGGCGCGCCCTGCGTCGACGCGGTGGACGTCGTCAGGGTAATGGCGGTGCAATAGGTCGCCTCACCGGTTCCGGCATAGAGGGTCTCCCGCGGCGCCGTCAACGTCACATCCTCAACACCCGGCTGCTTCAGGGCTTTATAGACCCCGGCTATCGACAGCGGCACGCCAATCCGGTGAACGCTGTCGGCATAATGCTGCATGGCCTTCTTCGCCGCCGTCATCACTGTTTGCGCATCCGGTCCGCTGCCGAACATCAGTGTCGCCGTCACGGCATACTCAATGAGGGTGGCCGCCTTCACCACGACATAATCCGTCAGTGGACGGATAAAATCGGCGTTGAGCGCGGCATCAACGGTATCAAGCAGCGCCTGGGGGGGTACCCCGCCACCGTCATTACTCAGCACATACACCTCGACGTGACCGGGGGAAATCGCATCCTCTTCCTGTGGCCCGTAGGCTTTTGCATCGCGCACCGCGCCGTCGGCAGACAGCGCAAAATACTCATAGGCCTGTATCGAGCCTGCCGTATTTCGTGCGTACCAGCTGAGCCGGATACGCAGGCGAAACGCATCGTCCCCTTCCATCACCGCATCGGTAGGCGGGACAGGGGTATCATCCGCCGGGGTGATCACCAGCCGGTAAACGTCAAAATTGGCGCCCAGTTGGTCGAGGTCTGCGCCCCTGGCATAGGCCAGCAGCGTAGCCAGCACCCCGGCGTTCGTGCGGGCAACATTGACCATCTCGCGATAGCAGCTGATTTGCAGCAGCTTGACCGCCGGGTCACTGTCCAGCAGCGCAGTAAAGACCGGGTCAAGGGCCTGCAGCTCGGCCAGCCGCTGTGCCAGCAGGTCCTCGAAGGCCGGCATAGCGATGACGGAAGGCGGCGGTAATTGACTCAGATCGATAACATCACTCATAGTTCGATATTCTCCAGCAAAACGGCACGCTGAGTTTCAACATCCGTGGCATGAATGCTGAGCCGGATGACCCCATTGCCGACCTGCAGCACCTCAATGCTGTTAATCGCAATACGTGGTTCCCAGCGGGCCAGCGCGCCGGCGGCGGCCATCACGACCCGAATGGTGGTGGTGCGATCGGCAGGATGGTCAACCAGGTAAATCAGGTTGCTGCCGTAGCCGGGTCGCATCACACGGGTGCCGACGGGCGTGCTCAGAATGTCCTGGACGGACTGGCGGATATGGTCGAGACCGGACAGTGGTTTGCCGGTCACCCGGCTCATTCCCTGCATAACATCACCATTAAAAAGCCCGGCTCACGGGCCGGGCTCCTCCTCTGACTGCATTTTCTGGTTCGGCGGATCGGTAACGCCGCCACCGTCGCCGTTTTCATTGTGGGAGTGTCCGTTGTGGGTGTCGCGGATCTGCTGCAGGGTGCCGGTTTTATCACTCACCTCGCCGGTCACTTCCAGATCGCCGGTCAGCACCAGCCTGCCGCCCTCGGGCAGGCTGACGTTCAGGGTATTGGCCCCCGTGCTGTACCCGACCGCGGCGCCGTTGCCGAAACGGACAAGATAATCGCCGGGGTTGTCCGATGGCGGCACCCGATCGTCGGTAAAACCAGCCGGAAACACCAGACCGGCACGTGTTTCGCCGCCAGGGCTCAGCACCAGCACCGAGGCCCCCACCGCCGGCAGCGCCCAGACGCTGACCCCGTCATCGGCCAGGCCGGCCAGCCGCAGCCAGCCGCTTTGATGAACCTGACCGGACACCGGGTCGCTGCCGAATGTCACCCGGCAACGCGGCGGGCTGACCTGCACCGCCACCACATTGCCGAACCGGATCATGCGCGCCACGCGCTGTGATAAATCTGCCAGTACATAATCAGCCATCGAACACCCCGCCGATCACCTTTTTCATCGTCTCCAAAGCCTCACTGAGTCTGGTGTCCTTGTCCCTGAACCCCAGTGACAGGGTGTCCGGTACGGTCTGCCCGTCCGCCAGCCTTTCACCGTAATACTGCAGGCTCAGGGTGATGGTCTGGTGCTTCGCCTGGCTGTTCGGGCGAAACTCATCCATTACCTGGCTGAGCTCTGTCATGACCCAAAACCCCATCACCTTGCCCGTGCCCGCCACCAGCATCAGCGGAGTTTTCATGCTCGCCTGCAGGCGCAGCTGCTCGACCGGATCATCGGAAACGTCGTTAATCAGTCCGTATTTTGTCAGCGCCATCGTCAACAATGAGGGGTTGATCAGTGTCGCGTAGAGCTCGCAGTCGAATTTGAGCGTCGGCCTTTTTTTACCGGTGTATTGCAGCAGATCGGGCTTGCCGATACGCCCCTGGGCCGCCCAGGTCCACACATCGCTCAGGCTCAGCTTGCTGTAAGCCAGGGTGCTGAGCTGGAAAATAAAGTCGCCCCACATCATCAGCGGCGGCAGCTGATCCAGATAGTTTTCGACCTGCTCGCGGGCGTTCGCCCTGAGCACGGACAGCACATTCGTGTTCATAATATAAGGCTCGTCACGTCATCAGGGATGTTCAGCACGTTAATGCCCATGATTTTTCGCAGTCCGAGGAGTGGGTTTATCTCAAGCAGCGGCATGATACCGTCCGCCGCCACCCGGTAGTAGTTCACCGTGACCGTCATGGTGTGCCCCGTATCGGCCTTGTTATCCGTGCCCGAGTCATCCGGGCGGAGGGTGTCGATGTACCCTTCGACCTCATCCTCAAGGTAATCAATGCCCCCGTCCCCCTGGTACGCCCGGCGGACGGTCAGCCTGGCCTTGATACCAGGAATAAAGCCGAAAAATAAAAAGGACGAGTAACCGTGCCCGACAAACTTGTAGGTAGCTGTCATCGGTTTGGTGCCGCGGTCTATCCCTATCGGGGCATTCATGGCACCCGTTTTAAACCATGTTCGCGCGATCGCGATTTCAGGCGGGGTATAGGTCACCGTATCGGACAGCGCAATGCCATTCATAAAGAGACTGCAGCCACGATAAATCGACATTTAAGCCTCCTCGTCAGGCCCGCGCCGGGCCAGCAGGGTGTAATCATCCTTATGGGTGGCCCCCACGTCAGGGGAGATACCCATCCATACTTCTTTCAGCGTTGGTGCACCGGTATCATCAAACGGATCCATACCGACAGCCACGCACTGCTCAATCGTCACACACCAGGCGTGATGTGACGCCAGCGCCTTTTCATCCAGATAGATATTGCCGCTTTCCGCCGAGACGAACTGCGCCGGCCCCGTTCCCGGGCCGAACTGCCGTTGATGGATCCAGCCGGTAAACAGCAGTGCCGCATTTCTGATTTTTCGGTTGTAGCCCTCTGCGGCCAGTTCCCGGACAATGTAAAAATTGCAGGCCAGGTTCACCGTGAGATTTCCCCCCAGGCAGGCCTCGCTTTCCTCCCAGCGCTCAATATCAAAAAACACCGCCGGGGTCTCATAACCATCGCCCATCTCGCTGTAGATCCCGACCGTTTTAAAGATATCCAGACTCCGGAGCGCAGCCTCTACGGCCGATAAGTAGCCTTCAAAATTCAATAATCCGTTCATCTGCGCCTCCCGGTCTTCAGATCAAAGTGAACATTGCTCGCCACGCGCCCATTAAGATCCTGTTCGAAGTAGCGCCAGAAGACCGGCCCGATAGTGTTAAAAATGTGGTCGTCGATGGCATCTTCCATTCCTTCCGCCACCGGGATGCGGGCTTCCCTGATGCGTCCGTCGTCACCGCGGATCCAGACACTGCGATAACCGTAACGTTTCCCGATAAAAGCCCTGTCGAATGTCGTGGGGGTCAGCCCTTTTCCGGTAGGGAGAAAGGTGACTTTCCCGGTGTTTTGGGCCGCCCCCTTGTTTTTCCGCCGGCTGTCGCCCGTACCGCTGATTTTGCCCTTCAGTTCATGGAGTCGGAACGGGTTCAGCCCGTACCAGATTTTTGCCCCCCGGATCTGCAGACCAGAAAGGCTGCGCCCCTCCCGGCCGGCGTTGCGTTGTTTTTTTAAACTGCCTGACGCGCCGCCGGGCGATGGATTTTTTCCTGACCCCGGCCTGCTCCATCATCAGCATGACAGAATCGCGATACAGCTTGCTGACCGTCCGGGTCAGCGCGCGGTTATAAGCGCCAACGTACTGGGCCTGGGTGGCATTCAGGGCCTGCTTGAGACTTTCCATGGCCGAAACATCGATATCGAAAACCTGGGCATTGACCATGACACCTCCCTCAGGCCCATTCAGTAAACGCTGTACGCGTTATTATCGCGGCCGGTGACCGGATCGAGATAAATCACCAGTAGTCCTGCCCCATCCGGCTGAACCTCCCTGACAGAAAAATCCGTCCAGTCGTCCCACGTGATAGCGCCGTCCGGCGCCAGCGCCTTACTTCGCGGCACGCTAACGACATCGCGCGAAGACAAGCCGACGGCGTCAGCGGCCATGAGCGTCAGGGTTATCACCTTGCCCTGCACAAAGCCGCCATCGGGCAGATCCGTACGAGAGTACGGTTCGTCAAACACGGCAAGAACGAGATCATCTCCCTGTGGCAGTCTGATCGGCTGGCCGAACGTCGCTATCATCTGCCTGTCACAGTGCGCCAAGTCATCGTCATAGCTCATACCACTACTGCCCGATGTTCAGCTATCTGCAACTCAGCCTCTTCTCTGTCTACTACAATGGCATTGCCAGCAGACACAATCTCACGCACACGTTCTGTTTTATTTGGGGCTCTTTTATTCACACTTTTCTTGTAATGCCAGATATCAAGGGTTGCAGACAAACGGATGCATTGCTGCTCAGTGTCCAACCTAATATCGATAGGTAGAGAAGACATTTGCTGTTGACTGCATACCACACGATTATCCATCTCTCCTGGCGTTTCATCGCCCCCTTCCTTCAGTAGCTCCAGCTCGGCTCTCGCCTCTTCCAATCTCGCCTGGAGTTCAGTATTGTTTCCTTCAGTACTTAGGACACGACCAAGCTGGCCACTTAATATGTTAAGGGCAGTAATTAATTCATATTTATTCATATCAACCTCAGACAAAAACAATTAATCGGGAACAATTAACAACAGCAACATCTCACCAACTAATTACCCCAAAACCCTTACCACCATTAAAAACACAACGAAAGTAACCACCACAACTGTTGACATAAATCGTAATATGGGAATCACACCTCCTCCTTCCCTTCAGCCAGGTATGTATCTTCTTTTATTGCTACCGAGAGTAATTCACGGCATTTCGCATAAGCATCTGCCACCTCATTATTTTTATATCTTCGATTAATATCCTCATTAGCGTCTAACTCTAACCATACACCAACCATATTAGAACGAATACACTCTCTAATTCGGTATTCTTTTGCAATGACAGAAGCTCGCTTACCTGCCAATTCTTCTAAATAATCCGCTTGCAACTTAAAATGACGTCGTTCTACATATAAAAAAAACACTGTAGCCAATAGCAATATCATTAATATATACATACTCAGTATCCTCGCCATCGCGAAATACGTCATATATAGCGATATTTTTTCATGGTGCAATGGTTTTAATGTTTATAATTAAACCAAGAGTCTTGCATACGACCAAGCCCGGCGCACCGGGCAGGGAGACACACCTGTTTAGATCAACAGACTTTGTCCACAACAGGCTATGCCAGTTGTACAATAACAAACGCATCGGGATCCGGCAGGAACATCGCCGGCGCAGATTGCGTCATGGTCATGGTGACACCCGGGTCGCCAGTGATGGTCCAGGTTTTGGGAAAGCGTGTCCTTCCACCAGCCCCTCACGGATAGCGTCTTCATCAATGATGGCGCCATAGGTACGTAACCCTCGGGTCAGTGTATTGCCCATCACCAGGGTGTTTTCCGGCATAAAGCGCGTTTTCTCGCCGGTATCCGGATCGATGTACTGCCCCTTGTAAACGACAATCATCACGTCGCCATAAAACCCCTTGTAGCTGACCACATCCCCCAAATCCTTCAGGGCTGTCTCGAGGCGACTCCTGGAGCCGCGACGCGTATCCAGTTTCTCGCGAAACCGCTTAAAGCCGTTGAGGGTTTTCCAGGCCAAACCGTCCAGCACAATAATATCGACGGCGCCCGACGCATTGTCGGCATACCGGTCGATATCGTCCGTTGGATCGAACGTGTCCGGATCCTGCGCGGACCACGCGGTACCGCCGGACTGGATGATGTTGTTTTCCGGGCTGCGCTGCATATCGATTTCCTGCGTCGGGAACCGATCGCTGGTCAGCGTATACTTGCCATACAGCACCGCCTGCACCCCCTGGTACTCCTCGAGCTGCAAGATGGACATCTCTTCATCTCTGAGGTTCTGCGCAATGATGGCGGCGCGGCGCTCTGTCAGCGACAGCGGCTGCGACGGATCTTCACCCGGGCGGCGCTTGATGCTCTGGCCGGAATTAACCGTATGTTTGGATTTGACATACCCCGGCTTGAAGCTGCTGGTTGTCGACCCCCGGGAGTGATCGACCTTGCCCGTCACCATCGGTGCGCAATACACCGCCATCGGCACTTCGCCCGGGATTTTATCCAGGTAGACTTCCTCGGTCTGAAAGGTGAAGGTGTCAGGGAAAAACAGCTCGAGAAAAAGCTGCCTGAATTTGAATTTCTGAGTCACCGCGCCCAGCAACTCACGCATGGTGTAGTAGGAGGTTACTGCTGTATTTTCGGACATACAAAATTCCTGTATAAAAACCGCCACAGGGGCGGTTGGAGTCGTTGACACGTGCCGGCCGGGGCCGTGACGTCTACTGCTCAGCCAATGCTGATGGCCGTACCGACAAACGCGGTCTGTTTCTGGCCTTCCGTCAGATCCTCCGGCCAGTTAATGGCCGTAGAACGAAAAGAGCCCTTGTTGTAGTAGCTGAACCCTTTCACACCCAGCGTGCTGCTCTCGGCAAAACAGGTCAGCCCCACGGCAGTGCCGGGGGTACCGTCCCACGCCACGAACTCATCCCCTGAGGAGCCCGAGGAATCCACCATCACCGGCGTCAGGCGAGGAACATCCGCTCCCTGCGCCAGCGTACCCATCACCGACAAGGGCAGGTCGGGGCCGAGGATAAAATCATCCTGTTCAAACGTTTCTGTCTGGCTCATGCTTATTCTCCGGTTAAACGCTCAACGGCGGCATTGAGCACGCCCATACGCGTATCGGCGTCAGTTTTTTTCGGCTCCCCGCCGCTGACCGCATCGGGGGACTCTTTTTCCATTAGCGCATCGAGCGCCGTTTCGGTTCTCGCCTGAGCGCTGAGTGGCGAGGCTGACAGCACGGCCTTTGCTGCATCCAGCGTCATCCCCGGTACTTTTGCCAGCGCTTTAGCCTGCGCCTCACGCCCCAGAGCCTCATCACATTCCAGAATGGACATGATGCGGGTCATTTCTTCCGTGGCCGTAGCCATGGCAATCGCGCCGGTATCAGGCAAAGTGCCTGCCTTCGGCTGATTCACTGCAGCAGGCTCTGTCGTCGTATTTTCCGGCGTCTGCGCCGTTGCTTTCGTAGTCATGTAGACTCCTTTAGGTTTAACCGCATCCGCCATGACTGACACGGCATCCGCATAATTCACAATCTGACCGGCGAGACCGGCTTTAATGGCGTCATCGCCCTCATACACGTTCGCCTCAGTCGACAGGACCGCCTTTTTTGGCAATCCGGTGTATTCCGCCACCTTCACGGCAAACATCTCGCGGCTCTCATCCACCCGCGTCTGAATGTCCGCCCGCACGTCGTCGGGTAACTGCTGATACGGATTGCCGTCGACCTTGTGGGCGCCGGCGTAAATCAGCGTGATATCCACACCAGCCTGCTCCAGCGCCCTTTCCAAACTGCGGTGCGCCACGACGACGCCTATCGAGCCCACCACGCCGGTCTGGGTGATCAGCCGTTGACTGCAGGCGGAGGCCAGCAGGTACCCCGCCGAGCAGGCCATGTCATTGGCCAGCGACCAGACCGGCTTTTTATCCCGTGCCCGGGCAATCAGGTCGGCGGTATCAAACGCCCCCGCCACCTCACCGCCCGGTGAGTCAATGTCCAGCAGGATCCCTTTCACCGCCGGATCATCCAACGCCAACTGCAGGCGGGTAATGATGCCGTCATACCCCGTCATGCCGGAAAACGGCTGCACATACCCAAATTTGTGCACCAGCGTTCCCGTGACAGGCAGTACAGCGATACCGTTTTCCACCCGGTACGATTTGGTGCGGCGCCCGCCTTCATCGTCATCCCAGCCGAACGCCAGTTTTTTCAGCGCGTCGCCGGCATAAGCCTGCCCGGTGACGGCATCCACCAGCCGGCTGGCACCAAGACGCTCGCCGAGCACCGAAAAGAAAACCCGCGCATAGGCGGGTTCAAGTAACAGTGGCTGATTGAAGACTCTGGCGGCCAGATGTTGGTAGCTAGGCCATTGCATGTTGTTCTCCCGGTTTATCATCCGTTTGTGACGGCAGCCTGACAGCCCAGTCCGGATCGGCCAGCCCCGATTCGCGCCGGCGTTCAATCTCAAACTGCTGCTGTTCGAATACGTCTTCGTAGTCCATCCCCTGCAGCGCCAGTTCATGCTGGTAGGTGCTGAGACCGGTGGTGATGCGCATCGCGCTCTCCTGCACCTCCTTCAGTCCGTCAATGGCCATACGCCCGGCACCAATCCACAGGGCATGGGTCCAGGAATTACGCGCTTCGTAAAAACCATACCGGGCCCTGGCCGGCAACGTGATAACGCCGCGCGCCAGCGCCTCTTCAAACCAGCAGCCAAACATCAGTGACGCCTGGCGGCCGGCAATAAAGCGGCGACGGCCCATGTAGTAGCGCCAGCTGACGTTCGCGCTGGCCCGTGCGCTGGAATAGCTGGTTTTGCTGTAGTCCCGCGACAGCTCCTCATACGACACGCCGGATCCGGCAGCAACGTTGCGGATAATGGAGCTTTCCAGCTCGGCAAAACCGTTGTCCGCATTCTGCGCCGTCTGCAAATCCAACTCATCCCCCAGCATCAGATGGGGGATTTTGACCCCGCCCAGCTTGATATTGGCCCCCTGGTAATAATCAATGATGGTCTTCATCATCACACTGATGGGGTTATCCTCACCCACCTGTCCGCCCGCCAAATATTCAAACGCTTTTTCGGAATCCAGCGGCGAACGAATGGTGGCGGCATACATCGCCCTGACGATAACCGACTGCAGCTGCGTCTGCTGCAGCGTATCAAGCATCTTCATGCGCTCCATGATGGAATAAAAAACGTTATCGCCGCGGGTCTGCCCATCCTCCAGAGACTCAAAGACATGGATAAATGCCTCCCGGCCGCTGCTGAGGGTGGCGGGAATACGCCGGGCCCGGCTTTCACCCTGGTTGGGATAAGGGTCATCCACCACCCAATACGCGACGGCAGCGCCCTGACTGTCAATCTCCACCCCGGCGCGGCGACTCGGGGTATCCGGGGCATTACCCGGATTTTTGATGCGCTTCGGGCTTATCATCTTGAAGCGTGTACGAAAGACAGAGCCCGGGGAAGTGTCCCAGACGGGTTGCACGCAAATTTCACCGTTAAAAGCATGCGTCGCCACCCCCTCGCGGATCATCATGGTGAAGGTACGCTTGCGCTCGATGTCAATGACACAATGGGGATCTTCGGCGTACTCCGTCCAGGCCGCTTCGATATCACGGGCCAGAGACCGGGCATCTTCGCGGCTGATCCCCAGATGCCGATAGTTGGGGCGATAGCTGAGCTTGAACAGGTTGCCGACGATATTGTCCTTGTGCAGCTCAACAATATTGGTGCCCAGCGGATTATTGCGAACCAGATCGTCCGCACGGGCGTTACCGCGGTAAAATGTCGGCAAAAGCGCGGCATCGACACTCTGTTGCGGGGCATGCCAGTCCGCCAGCTGTCCGCCAAAACCCGCCCCCGCCCCCTGGTAGCCCGCATACTGTCGCAGCGGCGTCACGCCGTCCGGAGCCAGTAAACCTGTGCTCATGCTCTGACTCCTGCCGGTGGGAGGCGACCACGGCCAAGACCCAGCCGGCCTTTAAGATCGACAATATAAGCTTTCAGCATGTCAATATTGGCCTGCGAATACTGATAGGTGCGGCTGTTGCCGGCAGAATCACTGCGGGAAATGGAGACGACCGACTTGCCGATCATTAACTGATGTAGCGCGACCTCGGCCTCCAGCAGCTGGGCCAGCAAAATCTCTTTCTTCATCTGCATATCAACCTCCTAATGCACGGCCCATCTCTGCCATGGAAACCAGCTTCTCTTTCTTGCCGTCCAGCGCATCCGTCAGCAGCTCCAGGTCTATCTGGAAACGACTGATGCTCAGACGCAGGGCAGCCAGCCCGTAAACCAGACAGTCCAGCGTCTCGTTACGCCGCTTCTGGTTGTCCCAGCGGTACACGATTTTGCCGTTGGTCAGCTTGGGGATGAGCACTTCTGACACAAGCTGCTTTGCTTCCGTCTCGGCAAAAATGTCATCGTCATCGGGGAAATGAAAGGCACCGGCCACCGAGGTGTCACCCCGAGACTCCAGTTTCAGACGCCCGTAGATCAAATCCTTGGCCGTATCCGTGCCCACGAGGGTAAGAAATACCTTCTGTTTATTACGCACGCGCGGCATGTCGGCAATGCTGCCGCCGTACACGTTGGCTCCCTTGATCGGGATAACCCACAGGGCGCCAAGTTTCAGTGAGCGCTGATAGACAATGTGCGGATCAATACCGCCGATATCCCACGCCCAGCGGCTGACGCCCATCCGGGTGCCGTCGGAGCGCGTATACTGTTTCCGGATGACATCATCCACACGCTGCAGGGTCTCTTCTGCATCATAGCGTCCGAGTACGATCACCTTGTCTATCAGCCAGCACTCTTCGCCGGCGCCCCATCCCCAGACATAGCACTCATAACGCCCGCTGGTCTGGGAGTCGATCCCGCCCGTCAGGTACACCACACGCCCGGGAACCTGCGCCGGGTATTTTTCACGGCGCTGCAGCAGCACATCGTGATCAAGCTGCTCACCCACCTCTTCCGCCCAGGTATCGCCCAGCGTGGTGTTCCAGAACCCCTTAAGCCCGTGCGGGTCTTTTTTCGCGTTCAGGTAATCGCGGATGATTTGTTCCCAGGTGGTGAAGGGACTGTAGGCCGTCCAGATGTGGTATGACACGGCGCGCGGCACCGTCACCTCTTCCCCTTCGGCGTCATTCCAGACCAGTCCGTCCCGGGTCCGGATCCCCGTCAACTCGCACACCCACTCTCCCACAGACTGATCCAGTTCAGGCTGGCGAATGACACAACCGTTGTGCTCGCAGAGGTAATACACCGTCGCCAGCTTGCCTTCTTCCCACTTCAGACCAAACGCCGTATCGTCGTCACCAAACTTAAGATACTGGTATTCACCACAATGCGGGCACGGAATGTGAAAGCGCAGCATATGATCGGACTCACTCGCCGCCTTTTCTATCTGGCATTGCCCGCGGATCTTGGGGGTGGAGCCACGGATAGACTTTGGCCAGACTGAACCTTCGATACGTTTATCACCAAGCTGCGTCGGCGGCCCTTCCTTTTCGATATCGGGGTCGAACGCCGACAGCTCGTCGTACATCACCACGTCGACCGATTTTTCGCGGTAATTTTTGGCGGCTTTCCCGCCCAGGCACCACAGCCCGAGACCGTGCGAAAAGCGCTTCATGCTGAGGGTATTGTCACGGTGCTTTTTGCCATACCAGGGGGCCAACTGCTTCAATACCGGAACCTCACGGATGGTCGGCTCCACATGCGATTTCATAAAATTTTCAGCGTCAGCATCAGTCGGCTGGAACATCAGGCAGTTGCGGGTCTTGTGCTCAATGAAGTAGGCCATGACCGCCAGCAGCATTTTGGTATATCCAACGCGGGCAGATTTAATGAGATTGACGGTGCGAATAGCATCGTTGCCCATGCTGTTCATCACGGCCACCTGAAACGGCAGCGTGACCCATTCCCCGGTATGGTAGCTGGACTCTTTCGGCAGATAATAGTGTTCGTTCGCCCACTCCACTGCCGTCATGGGTAACGGACGGAGGAGTCCGGACAATCCAATCCGTGCAGCATTGACCATGTTTTTAATCTGCGCTGCTGAGATATTCATCAAGCATTTCCGGTATTTTTTCGCTGGTTTTAACTGCGGTGTTCATAGCTTTCGCGATCTGGATTTTAAGAAAGTCCAGCTGTACCTCACTCATATCAGTAAAACGACGCTGCATTGCCAACGGCACTCCGTCCAGAATTGCCGCAATATCGTTAGCCAGTCTGGAAAGCGCGAAGGAGCAAAAGGCAGTGTCCACGACCATCTGATCATCTTTGAGATTCTTAAGTTCCTGCGCATAAGCCTGCGCTTCAGTCAGTCTGATTTTTGCCTTTTGTAACTGGATATCCCGGTTAGCCTCTTTACCATCTACAGTTTCTTCCTGAACACTTTTAACGGCTCTGAGGTAGTTGATGTAATACACTCGCCAAGCATCAAGATCATAATCACCCTTACGTTTTGGAACCGGAGCGCCTGGTTGTTTTTGCAGGTTTCTGAGCTGCCGATCCGTCAGATCCAGATGAACAGCCACCTCAGCCTGCGTAGCCATGCGTACTCCTTACCAACCGGAAATGGCCTTACCTCTAAACAGGAGGGCATTTCCGGTTTATTTTTCTTTCATATTCATAAAAAACAATAAGTAAGCATCAGCCGGAACCGGAAATGCCTTCCCGGAAATTTTTCATAAATAGCGAGAATGTGCGCGTCGTCCGCCCGGCAGGCTTTTGGGGGCTGGAAAGGACCCGTGAATAAAAACGAGAATAAATATCATTTGCCAGACAAGACAGAATGAGAATCGATATCGGTTGACACCAACAAAAAACCCACCGATTGGTGGGCTTGACTCAGTGCTTTGAAGTGGCTTCCATTATTTTCTGATCGGTTTTCTCTCTCAACCTTTTGGACTCGGCAATCACTTCATCTACTGTTTTACCGTCCACAATCTTTAGATACATGTTCTCCGCTTCTTTTTCCGCTTCGCGCCCTGGTCCGATTTCCATGCCAGTAACAACATGGGCGTACCGCTGAATATCCGCCGCGGCCTGATTTAACTCCGCTTTCTTCTCATCAGGCAATGAAGCAACAATGTCTTCACCAGAGTACAACAGCGCTCCCCTGCTGGAGCCATCAAATTTTGGTGACTGATCACAACCTGCAAGTGATAGTACGACAACCATCGGTAATAAATAACGTTTCATTTCGCCTCCTGCTCATTCAATACTACGCACTGTAACAGTGCTTTCCATTATCTGTAATGCCAATAGCGTTAGCAATCCGCATCCGGCCGATCCACCGCGCGCCAGGCCCACATGCAAGCTTCCTGCAAAGGACCTGTGAAATCAAAATGGCCATCGATATCATTTGACCGGTACACCTGGATGCAGTCGCCAGGCCACCCGGCGTTCGCGCCGCAGCGTGTTATTCCATGGGCGCTCGACCGACACTCCGTCCTGGTGCTCCACCAAAGACCAGCAGGGGTAAACCACCATACCGCCGTACGCATCACCCACCGCGTAATCAGCAGCCTTGTGTTTCTCCCAGCGACCGGGCATCGCCTGCAGGCAAGCAGGCGGCACGCTGTAACACACTCCATGGAGCAGGCGCGGCAGCAGGATGTGATCGGCATGATGTTTGTCAGCATCGATAAGCTTCTGGGCTATCTGCAGTTGATACTGCGGTGGGCGGCCGGTGCCGAGATAAAAGCTCACCAGCTGTTCAGGGGATCGCTCAAGCCATTCAGGGACCAGACTGGTGAACCCGGCCACCGGCAGCGCGTCATCTTCAACGACAACGACACGTTTATCCTGCTGTGCTGCCCATTGCATGGCGCGGTGGTGGTTCCAGTTGCTGCCGTGGTCACCGTCATCCATTAGCAGATGGGCATCAAGCGCATACGCTAGGACTTCGGCCTGTGCGCGGCGTTTATGATGCCCGACTACAACAAAGGCTACTTGTGTCGCCACCATGCCAGCTCCTTTCCTGTTCCATTTGATTTAAAGACGGTATGCACCTGCGGGCCTGTCACAACACGCTCACCGAACGTCCTCGCCACGATGCCGAACGCCAGCATGTCTCCGACGGCGCTGGTGGCCTGTTCCATTTTCCAGAACCGATAGCTCTCAATGCGGTAATACAGCCGCATGATACCGTGAGCGAATGCCATGACATCCTCACGGCTGCCGCCCAACAGCCCGGCATTGAGCATCACATCGTTACGGTGGGTGCTGATAAAGTCCTGATAGACCTTTTCAGGATGGTTTCTGGCAGCCCAAATATCAGCATACAGCGTTGGCTCTGACCCCACGTAAACCTTGCCGACCTCCATATTCGCCCACGGCTCCCGCAGCATTTCAACGTCGGTGCCATCGGTGCACCAAACGTGGGTGTATTCCGGGTAGTCGCGCAGACAGTGATAGATATGCAGCCAGCGCCGGAAATAGACGTTCATCGCCACATCAGGAACCTGCACCCGCGTGGCGCCGGCAGGCGCCGCTTTCAACTCATCGGCCAGCACCACCGCCTCAGCGCCGCGAATGGAAGCCGCCCACGCCAGCAGCAATGACGGGTCAGGCTTCAGCCGCTGGCCGCGCTGAGGGTCTTTCTGGCTGGTCAGCAATGTAGTCAGCACCAGATTTTTACGTGACCGGTAGTCAGCCCACCCGGTGTATCCAGCATCACGTCGCTGGTTATGAATCACGACGTTGCGCCTCACCTGCTGCACTCTGTCAGGCGGTGAAACCGAACGCTCAACGGCCTCGTGCTCGTCCAGGGAGTAAATTAGCCTGTCTGAGCCCCTTACGTCCGCAAACGCCCATGTCGTCAGTCCCGCATTGTGGATACGCATCGCCAGGTCGCTGTGCTCGTACATCCCGAGCCCGTAAACCAGGTCAAAGCCCCCCACCGTCTCGATAGCGTCACGCTGGTAGTACAGCATCACGCCACGCTGCCCGGTGTACGCCACATGGCGCTCATCACGATACAATACGGCCAGATCTTTGAGCTTTCTCGGGCCCGCCAGGTCAAGAAACTGATACGCCAGGTGAGGCTCGGGTGAATCGATGTAAGGCTGGTGCCAGTCATCGGCAATCGGCCAGGCATCATCGTCCCACAAAAAAAGATGTTCGCAGCCGGCGTTCATCAGCACCTGCAGGCTGGCATTTTTCGCCGCCACTATCCCCAGAGACTGTTCATGACGAATAACCTGCACACCGGCCGGAACAACCGCTGCCGGTATCGAACCGTCATCAACCACCACCAGCAGTGCGCCGGCAGGCAGATGTTTCACATGCTGCTCAAGCGTGTTTTTTAATACCTTTGCGCGGCGATGTGTGGAAACAGCAATGCCGATTTTGGCTGATGCTCCACGCGCCGGCGCGTACGGGACACCATCAATAGTCACCTGCATACCCAAACACCTCTTGTGCGGGTTGGAAAATGGCGTTCTGGCAAACCGATATACCGTTACGTGCCACCCGCAACTGAAATTTTATCCGCCAGAAGACAAAAGCCCCGGCGGTTAGCCAGGGCTTCTTATGGGTGCCTTCCTTTCTAAACGGCCCGCAGAGAACGAGCTCACATCATCAACTGAGAAAATGGCCCCCCTGCCTCACCACGTCCAGGGGATTAATGCATAAAGACATTCAATTATTCCTGATAATACGACACATTGCCCTGCAAAGCCTCCGGGATATTAGCCATTTTACCGGCATCGCCCCCTCCCCAGACGACCACAGTATTGTCAGATTTCAGTGCACAAAAAGCCGCGTCACAACCATAAACGGCCACAATATCGGTTAACAGCGGCTGTATCTCTGCCGGGATAGATCCTCCTTTCGCACTGTCTCCCCATGCCACCCCCCCTCCGGAAGCCGTCAGCGCAGCAAAGGCATAATCAGTACTGGCCAGCGCAATCAGGTCAGTCCGGGTGCCTATTTCCGTCGGCACGGTACTACCGTAACTGCCGTTCCCCCAGGCAACAACACCGCCAGAGGCCGTCAGTGCAGCAAAAGCCTTGCCGTTTCCTGCCATGGCGACCAGGTCCGTGCGGGTGGCGATGGCCGTCGGAACATTCCCCCCAAAATCACTATTTCCCCAGGCCACCACACCGCCGGCTTTCGTCAGTGCGGCAAAAGCACGTATATTACTGCTTAATTCGACCAGGTCAGTGCGGGTGGCAATCTCGGTAGGTACATTACCACCGTCACTGCCGCTGCCCCATGCCACCACGCCACCGGACGCAGTCAGTGCGCCAAAGGCAAAATCAGTGCCGGTCAGCGTCACCAGATCGGTACGTGTCGCAATCGCGGACGGAACACTCCCGCCGTTAGTGTTGTTCCCCCACGCCACCGCGCCGCCGGCCTGGGTCAGCGCAGCAAACGCACTGCCAGTGCTACTCAGTGCGACCAGATCGGTTCGTGTCGCAATGGCCGTTGGGAGACTCCCCCCCTCGTCGCCATTTCCCCACGCAACGGCTCCGCCGGAAGCGGTCAGTGCGGCAAAAGCGGCATCCGTGCTTGCCAGCATGGCCAAATCGGTACGTGTGGCAATCGCGGATGACACACTCCCGCCGTTAGTGGCGTTTCCCCAGGTGACCACACCACCCGCACGGGTCAGAACGGCGTACGCAGACGCGGTGCACTCCGGTACGCTCAGGTCGGTCCGGGTCGCAATCGCTGACGGTACGGCGCCCCCGCTTGCCGCACTTCCCCATGCCTGGACACCCCCCGTCTCCGTCACGACAGCGAACGCATCGCCGGCAGGATCCATCGGAAAACCGGCCACGTTCAGCGGGGTGAGCACAATACCTTGCTGTCCCGTAGCACTGACGACCTGGAGTGGTTTCTCCGGTTGGGGATCAGCAAAACGCACCGCGGTCACAGAGGCCTCGTCACCCTCATATTGCCAGCGGGCCGTGACCGGCTGTCCGGTGAGCACATCTATCGCGACAAGCCAGGACAAGCTGTCCCGGCCGGTCCCATGGCGTCGGCGTCCACCCCGAACAGCCAGAGTGACCGGTCCCTGGAGCGTGACGGGATACGTTTTTTCTTCACCGCTGTTCAGCGCTGCGGTCACCGTCGCCGTACCGGTATCTCCGGTGTCACTGAGCTGCGTCACGGCCTCGCCACGTTCATCGGTGACCGATGTCGCTGGCGTCACCGTTCCCCTGTCCGTTGACCAGGACACCGCAGCCCCGGACACGACATTGCCCGTGTCACTGTCAATGACCGTCGCCGTCAGCGTGGCGATGTCCGTTCCGTCGTTGACGATGCTCTCCTTGTCACTGACCAGCGAATCAATCACAAACGTCGCGCTTTCATCGGTAAAACTGACCACCGCTGTTTCAGCGCTGTCGTTAATGCTCGCCGTCACCGTGCTCCCCCCTGCCGTGGTACTCGTCAGCGTCGTCGTCGCTTTCCCTGTCGTGTCCGTGACCGCCGGACTTTGGATTACCGCACCGTTGTCCGCCTCAAAACGCACGCGTTGTCCGTCCAGCGGATTGCCCCCTCCGTCCGTCACCGTCGCCGTGACTTCATTGCTCTCCACGCCATCCGCACGGGCATTGTCCTTCGACACGGTCACCGTTTCTATCTCCGCCGACGGGTCATTGCCACCGCCTTCCGTAAAGTTGACCGTCACGCTATCCGTGCTCTCATTGATGCTCGCCGTCACCTGACATGCCCCTGCCGTCAGATTGCTCAGCGACACGATGGCCTTGCCATACTCATCCGTCAGCACCGGGTTGGCCTGAATGACCGCACCGTTATCTGCCTCAAAGTGTACGCTCTGGTTCGCCAGCAACCGGTTATCGCCATCCACCACCTCGGCCGCCACCGTGTTGACGGCCACGCCATCCGCCACCGCATTGTTCATCTCAATATAAACCCCGGCTATCACCGCATCCGGGTTGGTGCTGCCCCCTTCAATAAAGGTGACATCGGTACTGCGGGCACTCACATTGATGACTGCCGTCACCTTCACGGTACCCTCGCTGGTGCTGGTCAGCGTCGTCGTCGCCTTGCCGCCCGCATCTGTCAGTACCGGGCTGACTATCTCCGCATCGTTTGTTGCCAGGAACGTCACGCTCTGGTTTGCCAGCAGAACATGATTGCTGTCAGCCACTTCAGCCATGACCCGGTTGGTCGCCTGCCCGTCAGCGGCGGCCTGGTCATCCAGCGTGCGCAAGGCGATAACCTCGGCTGTCGGGTCATTGCCCGTCGCCTCGGTGAATATCACGTTCACCGACGCTTTACTGCTGTTTATCAGCGCGGTCACGATGGAGATGCCCGGCGTCAGGCTGGTCAGCGTCGCCACCGCCTTCCCATACTCGTCCGTGACGACCAGCTCATCAATCTCCGCCCCGTTGGTGGCCGTAAAATTAACCCCCTGTCCGGCCAGCAACCGGCCATCGCCACTCACCACCTCCGCGACCACCTCATTGGTGTGGCGTCCATCCGCCACGGCGGTATTTTTAGACACCGTCAACGCACTGATATACGCCGTCGGGTCATTCGAGCCGTCCTCAACAAACTGCACTTCCGTCTCCAGGCTGGAGTCGTTAATACTGGCGGTGACGGTTACCTTGCCGGGCGTCAGGCTGGTCAGGGTTACCGTGGTTTTCCCCGACGCATCGGTGAGCCCCGGGCTGACAATCTCGGCGCCATTATCCGCCGTGAACGTCACGCGCTGGTTCGCCAGCAGTTTTCCGCTTTCCCCCGCCACCTCTGCAGTGACCTTGTTCATGGCCGTGCCGTCAGCCACGGCGAAATTGTCGGTGGTCTGCAGCAGGACGAGAAACGCCGTCGGGTCATTGCCGTCGCTTTCATCAAACACCACCGCCACGTCGCTGCTGCTGGCGTTTATGGTGGCCGTCACGGTGACCTCCCCCGCGTCGGTGCTGGTCAGCGTCGCGATAGCCCTGCCCAGCTCATCGGTCAGGACCGGGCTCTGGATGAGGGCCCCATTATCCGCCTCAAACGTCACGCTTTGGTTCACCAGCAGCCCGCCGCTCCCGTTGGTGACTTCAGCTGTCACTTCGTTGGTTGACGTGCCATCGGCCTGGGCATTGTTCTGGGAGACGTACACATCCTCAATCACCGCATTCGGGTTGTTATCATCGACAGGGGCAAAGGTTGAATCCACCGTCATCTGGCTTTTATTGATGCTGGCGGTGACCGTGTAAACCCCCGCCGTCGTACTGGTCAGGGTCGCAACGGCAATTCCCTGCGCGTTACTTTCTGCCTGGCCTTGAATACTGGCGCCCTCTTCAATTTCAAAGGTCACCGTCTGACCGGCCAGAGGCACCGTATCACCGTCATTCACCTGAGCAACAACGGAATTGGTCGTCTGGCCGTCAGCGGGGGAGTTATCCTCTGTAATCAGCAATGAGTGAATGGTGGCGTTAGGATTATTAATCGTAGGCATAGTCGCACTCCTGACATATTGTTTTATTCGACACGTGATAAAAACCAGCAATAATGCTAATGATGGTCAACGCAGTAAATAAAACGTAGCTCACCCCCCCTATTTGGCAACACTATTCAGCCGAAAAACAAAAAAAACAACACAAGACAAAACAAAAGCATTAGAAACATCACCCATATGCCCTCAAGTGTTATTTGAAAAGTAATAAAAAACACATAAACATGTATCAAAAATAGCTTTATCACCAACCATTTTGTTTTAAATATATTAAGTAAAACTCAGGTGAGTAATAAATCATTATGAACACAAAAACCGCTGAGGGCAGATCAAAATTCCGGACTAGAATGACACGTTCCTAACCATAGAAAATACAGTCCTTAAAGGTAGACGTGTGTTCCAATCAAATACGCAGCTCTGTTGTAACAACAATCGCCGGCTCAGTGATCAGATGACAAAAGGCACCATCCCTGGTAGGTACAGAAATGTCTCACAACCCCCTTAAAATGGGTAGAAATATGAACAACAATCATGAAGGTTCACTCCATGACGAGATATACCTGCAAATTGCTCATATACACATTCGCACTGTCGCCGAAAGTTTTACCACAACTCCACACAGGGTTAGTTTTCAACCCATCATAGGTTTTCAGGTATATCCTTGAACTCCCATTTCCAAAAATAACCGGTTCTCCGTTTAAAACGATTTCAAGCCATCCTAATGTCTTGTTCGAAGATAGATGCACTGTCATCTGAAATGCGTTAGTGCTCCCTGGTACGATATCGATAAATGCCGGGATAGGAGGATCCATGACATGAGAAAGAACATAATAAGACGCCCCCCCATGCTCATGTTCAAGATAAAACAACCCTTCCTCGAAAACATCGACATTAAATGATTCGCCTCGCCATGAAAAAACTGTAAATCGCTCAGTCGTCACTTCAATAGGGTCGGTAAGTGTTGTTACAATCTTATACGTATTTCCTTCCTGCCAAAAATACCGTTCACCATCAATTACAATACCTTCAGTATATGGCCCGTTCGTTGAGCCCATCAAGAAATTGAAATCCCACGTAACAATCTGCTGCTCGTCTATAAAGCCAGAAACAGAGTTCCCAGCATAAGCAGAAACATTATGGTACACGTTCTCCGGAACTGTATCTGAATTACCAGTCCATAAAATCTTCTCAGCCATTACGCCTCCGTAGATTACTGTTCACACTTCGGGCTATTAGCTTCTAGTTATGACTTATTTCAGAAATATAATTGCGACAATCATCACTATTTTGTTCACACATACAATCAGAAGCGAAATTTTGAGTCCCAGAAATGAGAAAGCCCAGGCGGATGCCAAGGCTTGTAACAGGTCGTCCCCGAACGTAATACCACATCGAAGGGCGCACTTAACGACTCCCCACCAAGGGATTAATAGTGCATATATGAACTAAATGCGCCCTTCTGCTGTGTCGTTGATGGCTCCCAATTTCTGCCCAGAATTTATCACTCAACTTATGCGATAAGATGAGCCAAAAACGATAAGGCCCGCATAAAGCGGGCCTTATCGTTTTAATATTTGTGTCTGTTTGTGCCCTCGAGCTCGCTTCTTAGCACTATCGTTAGCTACAGCTCTGCCAAATATAAATTAATTATCTACTTTTTGTGTCCGTTTTCAATATTTATTTTCGCACTCCTGCCTCAGCGCCGCTTTCATCGACATAAAAACTGCACAATTAAAGTGACTGATACACCATCTTGCGCGGTCTTCTGCCTGTTGCCTGGTGAGCCATGGCGCCACGCTCTGCAGATAGCGACCTATGTCACTAATCCGTTTATGACGAGCATAAAAATCAACTCCGACAACATAGACCGGATCGTCATTGCTGAACACATCCAGAATGCAACGCTCAACAAAATCCCCGTCGTCCTTCTTCATCTGGGCGTTCACCAGCGATGGTTTTGGCCAGAGAATAGCCTTGGCCATCCGTAGTAATCCATCACCACGGTACCCTATTTTACGCAGACCTTTGATGGTCTCGATTATTCTCTTTGCTGCATCATCAGACCATTCCTCACCCTGCAACTCATTCCAGAATTCACCGCCCAGCCTCACCTCTTCTCGCGTTCTACCTCCGTAGCAATCTCCCCAGACCGACAATAACGATTTAACCCAGGCGCTTTGAATGCGGGTAAGCGGGCGATATTTTCCCAGGTAACTTTTACGTGGTGCCCCAGCGACTTTTTTTAGTGCTACCTGGTATATTCTGCGTTTCTTTGGGGTCATACTGCCACTCCCCATTTCTGAGCAAAGCATTTAGGCATCCATTCCTCCACAACTTCACCCAATTCGTAAATAGCCTGAGCCAACAACCCGGACTTGGTACCGAGCGTCACTTCCCATATGTGCCGACCAGCATGAATAGCCACACCGTAGCCACCGGTACGGTGATGAATATGACAAAGAGGTATAATACGGAAATTACTGGCACAAACAGACGACCAGATACTGGAACAGTAGTGATGAATTTCACCAAGCGTTTCACCCAGTTTGAGATTGCGGCACACTATACAACTCAGCGCAGCCACTCGACGCAGATGTTGCTGTTTCGCTTTGGTTCTGTAGGTTCGTTTTTCACTCATGCCAGACCACCAGCATAAGCAGAAACACCGCTACTGATGTATGCGGTGTGATGTGTTGTGTATGCGCCATGTCAGGTTCCTGTTGACGCAGCAACTACCCAGCACGGGGGTTCAATCCCGTGACTTAATTATAGCAGCAGAACCGGTGGCCAAACCAGCCAAGCTCATCACCTCAGTAAAAGAAGCAACTGAAGTCACAAACTCCCCTTCTCCAAGGTCAAACCCGTTTTCAACAACCAGGCAGTCCACATACAGTAAAATCCCACCTTTGAACTTACGGATGTGTGGAATAAGAGACTCGGGAACAAGTATGGCTATTGTGTCGTCTTTGTTCATAAATGACTCCAACAGGATTTATCACTGTCATCCTTGGTAAATCCTTTCGCGCGAACCTTTATTTTGCCTAATCTCCCTTGCCAACGATAGGTTGCGCAGATCAAAATCAGTAATATTGATCTGTTTGACCGATCAATTGAGTTAAAAAACTTCTCTTATTTCCTCGCCAAGACTTGATAATGAGACGCAAGTCAATTAATTAGCCAAAATAAATATATTTATTTAATGTTTTATTGTTTATTAAAAAACAAAATAACATATAAGCAAAATATCCATGGTGGGTTCAAAAACACAAAAACCCGCCGAGGCGGGTTCGATATGATGGGTGCTTGAGAGCCCATGCTCATCAATAAAGAGTTGCGGGGATAGCTCCCCGCAGTTGCTCTTACCTGGTTTCGTAAGCCATGTAAGCCACTATCTCCGCCCTGCCGCTTCGGAAGCTAACTTCACAGAGATTTCCCTTGTTGAGCAGCAAAGCCCCTAGCAGAGCTATGCTGACAACAATTAGCGCCATCAGCGCCTGTTTTTGTGGCTCCGTAGCCTTCTTCTCCTTAACCTTTCGGCCGGTAAGAGACTAATCTTCAGTTGTTGAAGCATCGGATAGGCCTAAGGTTGATTGGAAATTACTCGAGGCTTTTCTCTATCTGCCTGTTGCAAATACTCAAGACAGATAGTCTCAAGCACCCGCAGCAATACTAATCAATCCGATATTTTATCGCAAACTATTCGCTATCGTCCCAATAGATTTCAATTAACATTGAAATTGAGACCGTTGCTAATGCAACGAGAAATAGAATTAGTTCCAGCCAGAGCATAGCCTTTATTACCTACGCAAGAAATTGAGGCCAGTATTATCCATTCCCATGAGGCAAGGTGATAGCCGATAATTGTTTATTAATAAATATTAGTCAGGTATAACTTTCAACATTAACCATACAAGTATCAATACACTTCCACAAAACACCAGCAGCGCGAGGATAATCACCAACGTAAACCAGTCCACATTATTTACTCCCTTCTGGCGTCATCCGGAGAACATGCCGCTTTTCGCACACCTCGGCACGCATAGCGGCCCAAGTCTGGTTCGCGGGCCTGAAGGCTAAATTCTCAGCCTGGAGCCAGAACAAAGCGGCCTGGTCGTACCGTCCCACCTTTTCGTGTTGCACAGCTGCAGTTGCAGCTTCCATGTATGTCAGTTTCACGAAGTAACCTCCCGGCTAACTAATAAAATAGAATTTTTACCTGAAGCCCCGATCCCTCCTCCCTGTAAATAGAATGGTACGCCATTGTGGTCGTTATCGAGCACTACGGATTGACCTTAAGAGCGCATTATCCCCCATGCTACCGACAGCACCCTCCCCACAATTGACTCGCAGCAAGTTCGATTGATGAGGTTTTCCCTATAACTTTCAGCTCCCCAATAATTAATTCCATTAATCCCTATCCTGTACACGGGACAAGGCCTGATCAAACATCTTGTGCAATTGGCAGTAATGCAGCTCTGTGGGATGGAAATGCCACAGCGTCGTGTCCGCTGTCGTCTCTTTATCATCCGAGCGCGAGTTAATATCGCTAAGCTCCAGAAATCGCTCGCTGGCGCTTATCAGTAAAAAACGAGCCTTACTGCCCTGGCCAGTCTTCACCATCTCGACACTTGGCGATCTGAGCATCGCGTGCAAACGCACTAACATGGTTGCTCTGCTGACCGTATTTTCTGGATGCCGCTCATCCACCAGCAGATAAATCTCCGCTGAACTCAAATTTTTACCCTGGATCAGCGCCGCCAATTGCCTGCTTGTAATTTTCATGTTTCCCTCACTTCCCCCCCGAAAGTGCCTTACGTTTCGCCGATAATTCTCCCTCGTAAAATTCATCCAAATACCGTCATCCATGCTCAATTCTCGTTGCTGAATCATGCTTCCACCCTCGCTGACCGGGCATACGAACGAGTGAGAATTGTCCGCCACTCTCGACGCGCTGATGGCTCATCTCCAGGTTTGTTGAACCCGTTTTTTTGAACGTGCTGCCATGCCAGGTTCTCTGCCGGGTTTGCCGGTGGCAAACCTTCCACGAACAGCCGATCAAACGCATCATCAAAATCAATCGCCAGCACCTCACCCGTTGGCGGGCTTTGCCGCTGTTGCTCCACCGCAGCGACCCGCTCTGCCCGCTGGGTGCGTTTTTTATGCCAGGCATTGGCTGCAACCAGATATGCTCCGAAACTGTCAGCAGCGAACAGCCGGTTTGGTGCCAGCATGTGAGCAAGCCTCGGGTTGTTCAGCAGTTGATCCGTGCGATGCTCAGCGACAAGTTCCAGCTCAGCCTGGGAGTAACCATCGGCCAGCCGTTCAGTGATTTCTCGCAGGGTATCGGCACGCTTCGGCGTTCTGGCGTTGATTTTTGAATTCAGAAAATCCAATACCTGGCCAGCCAACGGTTCAGCCTTGCAGCTCCCAATGACCAAAACACCGGAGTCCAGGTAATCACCGCGAGAATTAACATCCCGCAGCACAACCAGCCCGCCACCGATGGAGTTCAGCTTGGTGATTGATTTTCGGCGAGGGCACTTCCAGTCCAACACGATTCCGCAGCGGTGGCCGGCGTCATCGGTGACGAGAATATCAACCTTCCCACCTCGGCCATCGCCTCGGTCGTCCACTGGGTACTCCCGTCGGCAGGTCAGCCCATGATGGCTCAGAAACTCAACGACTTGGTCATGCAGCGTTGCTGCATCGGTGACCGGGAATTGGTTTCGCAGTAAGCCAGCCAAAAAATCCCTAAACCACTCCCCCCCGCTGTCGAGTGCGCCAGGAAGGGTTTGGGTAGGTTTTTCTTTTGAAGTACTCTCTGTAGTGATCTCTGTATGAAGAACGGCTCGTTTTGACCTCTTGCAGCGTGTCATTTTGACCTTTTGCATCGGTTCAGATTGACCCGTTGCATCAGTGCAATTTGACCCGTTGCATGGGGTCATTTTGACCTCATCAGTCAGGACGCTGTGTTCGTAGTTAATTGCGTAATAATTTGTCTTGTCACGAGGATCGCTCGATAGCTTCTTGACATAGATAACTCCCAGGGCTTTCAACGACGCAAATGCACGCTTAATCGACGATTCAGAGAGGAATGGGAATTGCTCCATCCACTCAGCGATCGTGTTGTATACCCAGCAACGACCATCATGTTCAATGCCTGATGTCGTCTCTGTGGCCCAGTAGTGGATCTGCTGAAGCAGCATTGCCTCATTGAGGCCTACGCGCATCGCCAGCTCAGAAATCACCACTATGGGACGTGAGGTAAGGAGCAAACTCACGATTAGCCCTCCCGTTTCTTGTGGCCAAGAGAGAGCGATTTCAGATCGTCAGGATGGATCACCAGATAACCCCGCCGCTCTGTCAGCTCGATGAAAGTGTCCAGGCTGGCAATAACCTCGCCCTTCTGTACCGGCCGTGAGTCGACTATCGCCCCGTTCTCCAGGGTGATGAGTAATTCAATGCGTTCAGGAAATGCAGACACCCCCGCAGAGAGTTTTGCCTCCATCATGTTGAAGGCGTTGATGTAGTGCTCTTTGAAAATGGCGGCGCGCTTGCCAGTAAAACCCATGGCCAGAAAGGCAAAACCGTCTCGGGTGATTTCGTATGCGGGGCGTTTTTCGCCTTTTGCGTCGGTATATTCAACCGACGCAAAATTGCGGGCGTTAAATTCCGGTGAGAATTCGAGAGTTTCTATTTTGCGGATAACGTCAGCATGACGTTTGGTGAAGTATTCCGCGATGGCAATCGAGGTTGTGACGGCGCGACCGTCGACGAGGGTAACTTCAGGTTGAGTTTGGGTAAGGGTAGTAGCCATAGTGGCAGCCTCTATTGTGAGTTTTGATAACTCACCACAAGCCGCTGCTAAACAACTGGTGGTGACCTGAACAGGGTTAGCAGACCGGTCACAATAGAACCCGGCGAGCCTTTCGGCTCCCCTGCCCAGGCCACCATAATTCGGATATACCTGCGCGCCGCACACAAAAAAACCGCTGGCGCGGTTGTGCGCTATTGTGAGTTCCGAGCTGCTAAACTCGGCAGCCCATTGAGGGACTGCCATGGAACTATAGCGCCCGAAATCCAAAGAATCAACATTTGGCATACGGTCGGTGGTATCCATCAACTTGATGCTCATGACTTCCCCCGTTTATTGTGGCCAAGAGAAAGTGATTTCAGATCGTCAGGATGGATCACCAGATAACCCCGCCGCTCTGTCAGCTCGATGAAAGTGTCCAGGCTGGCAATAACCTCGCCCTTCTGTACCGGCCGTGAGTCGACTATCGCCCCGTTCTCCAGGGTGATGAGTAATTCAATGCGTTCAGGAAATGCAGGCGCACCTGCAGAGAGTTTTGCCTCCATCACGTTGAAGGCGTTGATGTAGTGCTCTTTGAAAATGGCGGCGCGCTTGCCAGTAAAACCCATGGCCAGAAAGGCAAAACCGTCTCGGGTGATTTGGTAGGCGTTATAGGTGTTGCCACGATGTTCAAATTGAACCCGCGAAAAGTTGCGGGTTGAAAATTCAGCAGAACATTCCAATTTTTCAATTTTCTGAACAACGTGGTGATGCTGTTTACCGAAATATTCAGCAACAGTCGTCGACGTAGTAACAGCATGGCCGTCGACGATGGTGATTTCAGGTTGAGTTTGGGTAGGGATAGTAGCCATGGTGGCAGCCTCTTGCGATAAGTTGGTTAACTCACCACCGGAGACGCCAATCACACTGGTGGTGAGACGTACAGGGTTGGCGTAACCGGTCGCAAGAGAACCCGGCGCATCTTTCGATGCCCCTGCACGCCCCACCATTGATAGGTGTAGCAATGCTTTGCGCACAAAAAAACCGCTGGCGCGGTTGTGCGCTCTCACGAATACCGGGACGCCAATCCCGGCAGCGGATTTTGCCGCTGCTCGGGAACTATAGCGCCCGAAATCCAAAGAATCAACATTTGGCATACGGTCGGTGGTATCCATCAACTTGATGCTCATGACTTCCCCCGTTTATTGTGGCCAAGAGAAAGTGATTTCAGATCGTCAGGATGGATCACCAGATAACCCCGCCGCTCTGTCAGCTCGATGAAAGTGTCCAGGCTGGCAATAACCTCGCCCTTCTGTACCGGCCGTGAGTCGACTATCGCCCCGTTCTCCAGGGTGATGAGTAATTCAATGCGTTCAGGAAATGCAGGCACCCCCGCAGAGAGTTTTTCCTCCATCATGTTGAAGGCGTTGATGTAGTGCTCTTTGAAAATGGCGGCGCGCTTGCCAGTAAAACCCATGGCCAGAAAGGCAAAACCGTCTCGGGTGATTTCGTAACAGGGAAGTGTGCGACCGGTGGGGTCGGTGTAATTACTGGGCGAAAAATTTCGCTCAGTGAACTCTGGGGAGCACTCGAGTTGGGAGATTTTGGTCAGAATATCTTTGTGAGGTTTGGTGAAATAAGCCGCGACAGCCAGTGACGTGGTCACCGCGCGGCCCTCTACGAGCAGAACTTCAGGTTGAGTCTGGGTAGGGGTAGTAGCCATGATGGCAGCCTCTATGTCGATAGTTATGTAACTACCACCCACAGATGCGAAGCCATGATTGGTGGTAGCCCAGACGGGATTCGCATTACCGGTCGACATAGAACCCGGCGCTTCCGAGGAAGCTCCCGCCTGAGCCACCATTGACAGGTGCACAAAGGCTGCGCGCATAAAAAAACCGCTTAAAGCGCGGTTATGCGCTATGTCGAATTCCGGGATGCGAAGCCCGGCAGCGGATTTTGCCGCTGCACAGGGACTATAGCGCCCGAAATCCAAAGAATCAACATTTGGCATACGGTCGGTGGTATCCATCAACTTGATGCTCATGACTTCCCCCGTTTATTGTGGCCAAGAGAAAGTGATTTCAGATCGTCAGGATGGATCACCAGATAACCCCGCCGCTCTGTCAGCTCGATGAAAGTGTCCAGGCTGGCAATAACCTCGCCCTTCTGTACCGGCCGTGAGTCGACTATCGCCCCGTTCTCCAGGGTGATGAGTAATTCAATGCGTTCAGGAAATGCAGGCGCACCCGCAGAGAGTTTTGCCTCCATCACGTTGAAGGCGTTGATGTAGTGCTCTTTGAAAATGGCGGCGCGCTTGCCAGTAAAGCCCATGGCCAGAAAGGCAAAACCGTCTCGGGTGATTTCGTAACAGGGAAGTGTGCGACCGGTGGAGTCGGCGTATTCACTGACCTTAAAATTAAGGTCAGTGAACTCAGGAGAGCATTCCAGGGTCTGGATTTTTTGGATGATGTTATCGTGACGCTTGGAAAAGTATGCCGCGACAGCCAGTGACGTAGTCACCGCGCGGCCCTCTACGAGCAGAACTTCAGGTTGAGTCTGAGTAGGGGTAGTAGCCATGATGGCAGCCTCTGATTGATTATTTGCATAATCACCACAAGCCGCTGCTAAACAGCTGGTGGTGAACTGTGCAGGGTTAGCAGACCGGTCAATCAGAGAACCCGGCGCACCTTTCGGTGCCCCCACACAGCCCACCATAATTTGGATGTGCGTAGTCCTCAGGCGCAAAAAAAGCGCACATAGCGCCATTGGACGCTGATTGAATTCCAGGCTGCTAAACCCGGCAGCGGATTTTGCCGCTGCCAGTGCAGTGTAGCGCCCGGAACTCAGATGATCAACTGTATTTTGTTGTCCAATTTGACAACAGACAGTTGCGTTGTTATTGTTTACAACATAACGAAGGAAGACGAAGCAATGCCATCCAGGCTTTATCGAAAGTTTAAGCGCCAGCTGAATGGCACAGATTACATCAGAGTCGTTATATGGGAGGTTGACCCCTCCGTTCTTGGTAGCGAGCATAAATTCAAGTACAGCTTTGCCTATGTCGCCAGCGGCGTCTGTGTGATGCGCTACGATAATGAACGGGGTAAGGGCGACCATAAACACATCGGCGATCGGGAAATCAGCACTGACTTTGTCACGATAGAACAGCTGCTGGAAGATTTCATCAATGAAGTCATGGCCCTGCGAGAAGGAGAATGACATGAAGACGGTAACCATTCGTGTTGAAACAATGAACGATTTTAAGGCGGATGTCATGTCCGCTTTTCGCGCCGCTGCTGATGGCGCAAAAGGAACGGAAGAAGATGTGATCTCCTTCCCTGACTGGCAACTGCTGCACAAAACACTGTCACCAAACCGCATGGCCATACTGATGGCAATGACCGGTTCTGGGGAAATGACTATCCGTGAAATTGCTGCTCTTGTTGGTCGCGACGTTAAAGGCGTGCATACCGACGTTACCGCCCTTCTTGCCAGCGATATGCTGGAGCGCGGAGAACGTGGCACTGTATTTCCGTATGACGCGATACACTTTGACTTCACCATTGGCAAAGCGGCCTGAATTATTATGCCGACCACTGCCAACACTGACGACGGGAAGATAGCCATTACAATGGAACTATCTGCTGCGGTACTGGATGCCTTCATGACCACCGGTGATGGGTGGGAGGCTAGAATTGATGCTGCACTCAAAGACTGGCTGCGGCACCATAAACCAGCCGATATCAAGCTCTGATGTAACCCGGCACTCGCTCGAGTGCCGGGTGGGCTGCAATCAATATGTAAATTCACGGTTTTACCCCTACTACTGTGAACTTGCGTTCAAACTCTCTTCGACCTATCTCACAGGTTCCACCATATCCTTCACGGCGGAATACCACCCGTAAGCGGGAATCTCTCACTACCGTCACCAGGCGCCCGCGGTCGTCGCGGTATCTCATCCCAGAAATTGATACAAAATCCCGCCCCGGCACAGCTGCAGGAACCCTACCCGCTACCGCATTTTTCCAGCGTTCCATCAATTCCTGAGAAGAGCACATGGCGACCTCCAGATTCGCTACAATTACCCCATGAAACAGCGCTTAACGATTGATGCCCCGTGCCGGCAACCGGGCTTTCACTATTGGCGCTGTTCTTTTCGGCGCCGCCGGCAAATGATTGTGTTTCGCATACCATTTAGCCCTGGCGATCACCATGTCCACCGTGGCGCTCGGCGTCGTATCCAGGATATCTATGGCGTACCGTGCCGCAGTGGCAGTCTCCGCAGCGCCGTATTCGGTCGATAAAATTTTTATGATCTGCTTCTGCAGGTAGTCTTTACTCAGCATGTTTCCCCTCCACTCCCAACATTCAGGCTGCGCGATACTCCGGGTATGAAAATGCATTGAGTACCGCAGTCAGTGAGTCAATCGCCTCAATGGTTTCGCGGCGAATTACTTCCGGCGGTTTGCACAGAAGTACTGCGTTGGTGGCCTCTATGCACTCACGGTTGGCCACCGCCACCAGCAGGTGGGCTTCCTGTCGCTTCTTTTGCTCCGCATCGATAGCTGCGTGAACGGCATGACTCAGTCGCTCGGCCAGTTGGCGGTAATGCGGTGTGTCGGTACGGAACGCGCGCTGCAAAATCTGTTTGTTGTTATGCAGACGGCGGGCGAACTCATCCGCACCGGCAATAGCCTCAAGGCTTTCCAGCAGCTCGCCGCTGTGATGCGAAGTAATCAAACGGGTCACCGTCTTCCAGCCTTTCTCCCGTGCCCACTGCTCCACCTCGAGCGCCAGCATTTTGATTTCCATCAGTCAGATCCCTTTTTGCACTTGTCTTTATGCTGGTCGTAAATAACGGGATCGTATTTAAGCGCCCCTCCCGTAATGCGCTCGATACGAACAGCTCTTTTTTCTGGCACAAGTTCCCCCCATCGGGTTACGGCTGCTTGAGAAATTTTCAGGGCTCGAGCTGCCGCTGATTTTGAACCAAAAAATTTAATGACTGCTGTTGTGTGCATGTTCATCTCCTATAACAACAGTTAGTAAATTAAATACTACTTAAAGTTATGTCAAGTTAACTTATATTATGGATATGAAAATAGAGACTTTGGGTGACCGCCTTTCTGCGCGGAGAAAAGAGCTGGGCCTGACTCAGAAACGGCTTGCTGACTTGGTTAGCAAGTCCAGTGTTAGTGTATTTAAATGGGAAAGTGGGCAGACAGAACCGAAGGGGGCAACACTTTTCGCCCTCGGCCAGGCTCTGAAGTGCTCACCAACATGGTTATTATATGGGGATGAAGAGCAGCAGCCGACACCAGCAAGCGATCTGCCAGTCGAACTGAGCGAGCAAGAAAAGAAGGTGCTTAGGCTTTTTAATTCCCTGCCTGAATCCGAAAAAGAATCTCAAATCATGCAGTTAGAAGCAAGAGTGAAGAATTTCAATAGTCTGTTTGAAGAGATGCTTAAAGTCAGAAAACAGCAGCAACAAAAATAATTTAAAAAAATAACTAGAGCAATCAATTGGTTGCTCTTTTTTTTGCACTTTAATATTAACTTTTATTACCAATATTGTTGACCGATAAATTACCCTTAGTTATATTCAATCACACCAAGCAATCACCCCGCGGTGATTACTCAGCAAAAAACGTTCCGCCGGTCCGGCGTTAAAGGGTAACCAAACGAGCATGCAGGACGCCCGAAGCACACGAAGATCGGGATGATTCGTCACTATCACGTTAAAAGACGGGGATGCTATGGAATTTAATGAGTTACCGGCTGACATTCAGAAAACAGCTGCGCACACGCTGCATTCTGTCCTGCTGGGCATGGGGGGAAATATTGAAAGTGAGCCAGCAAAAAAACTGGCTCGTAATATCAACGAGGCTTTTGTTGAGCTTTATTTCCCCCCCCAATCCCCCAGTGACGGAATGGACTGTCTTGCCGCATCACTGAAGAAACTGAGTGAAACAACCGACAGGGAAACGACGGAGGCTCGTATTGCCAGGTCTGTACTACATACTCTCAAGCTTCTTCAGTCATGTGGTTAAATATGAAATTGACCACCGCGCCAACCTCTTCCGCAGCCTTGGGTCCAGATGGAAAAAGAGTTGGGTCATGGTGCATAAACTCTACGCTGCCCCTTGCAATTTTACGCGTTTTTGCGAGCGGCTCAGGCGATAGAGTCGCCAGTACCGCCCGAAGAATGATCTCCATTGCGATACCGTGAGTTGTTGGAGTGATTGTTTTAGCGGCTTCAGCTTTAACCATTTTGCTCTCCTTAAGTTGTGGTTAAAGGAGATCGCCACATTTGCGTCGCGGCGATCGTGCCCCGGACACGGGCAGCATCCGGCAACTATTCGCACACTGGTTGTATCTCCAAGATTTCCGCGAATACGCCATGTACGTAACCACAGCACGAACAATATGCTATTTCAAATTTCAGGTTTTCAGAGGTGGTCACTGTTTCGTTAGGTTCATAGGCAATGTATTCGCTGCCAACAATTTTGCACTTAGGGCAATGAGGTTCAACCGATGACCTTTGCATACATATCTCCTTCTGCTGTACGAAGGCTCCAAAAGGTACCACCGAGCCTGATGTAGTGAAACGACGGGTTGATTCAATATTAAATATTCAATGATTATTTCTGGTGGCCAGTGTTGTCCCCGGTAACCGCCAGCTTTTTCAGGATACTAGGAGAGAATGATGATTAATCAGTATCTTTATGACGTGGCCTGCGGAGAACTGGCAATCGCCAGGTTCCTCGGAAATGCTGAGTTGTGGCACCAGGCTATGCATAAAGTAAAAGTTGCCATTCAATATCCCGACGACACTGATAAGGTTATCGGATGCCTTTATGGCCTCAACACCAGGAAAGGTAGACATGAAACATCTGGCCGGTTTTATTGTTACCTGGGCACTCGTCGTTCGAATGCCCATTAATGGTGAGCCTGCGGATGCTGCCATCGGTATTTATGACACAAAATCTGAATGTATTCAGGCACGTGGCAGCCAAAAAGTAAATGGTGAATGTTATGAGGTTGACTCAATAATTCACAGAAACAACGTATAAAACTTCGCAACTCGATCAATTAATGCCTTCACCGGCAGGGCTTTCTACACTCTTAATTTGAGGATTTTTAACACCAATAAATTAAACCCAGCAGGGTGAACAATATTCCCGATCCCACGCCGGGTTTGGGATTAACCACGCGCATACGTTCAATCAACAGAGGATTTATATATGGGATTTTTAGGATTCAGAAAGGAAGCCCGCAAGGCTGTTAGCCAAGGTATCGATGCTGCTTCATCTGATCTGGCCGAACACCCCGTGGCACCATCACCCCTTATCACCTACAAACAGCAGCTGACTCTCGCCGCCCTCCAAGGGTTGTGTGCAAATCCCGCCTGCTACGGGTCGTATGACGATCTTCCCGTCATGGCGACCACACTGGCCAGCAGCGTGCTCCGCATACAGGAATAGTGATGATGGCCAGCAAGCGCCGGCTGCGGCGCAAACAGTGTGAAGGAAAACGGCGCCATAAAAATTTTGACTGCGCCATGAAAGAAATCCGATTGCTGCATCAGCGGCATGGTCATCAGGGGCAATTGCAACCATATCGCTGCCCCTTCTGCAGTATGTTTCATGTGGGGCATACACCCGGCCGAAACGGTATCGGATCAGGTTACAGGGGGAACTGGTGAGCGAGAACGACGAGTTTATCAATGACGAAAATGAACCGCTCGTTGAAGAGCTGGTGAAAATACTGCACGTCTACGATGACGGATGCGACTGGACCGCATGGCTGAGCTGGAAAATGAACAGCCAGCGGCGTCTCAGTCAAAAGCAGTTCGAGCTTCCGCCCGCACGGCCACAAGTAATGAAGCCTGCGCTTAAACCCAAAAAAAAGTGCGACGCCGCAAAACACGGCATTAAAACTAAAGGAAAAGGGCTAAACAAAACCCAAAGAGGCCGAGAAAAAAGATTGCTTGAGCCTGTGAGCGTGAAACGAGGACTGGACTGAACTTAATTCCTTCGTCAACAGGCTTTTCAACATCAGTCTTAACGAATACTTAGTTTTATCATATACCTGCAACCGAGGTGAGTTATGAGTGACAAAGAAAATTCATTTTTAACTCGGGAAGAAGTGGCACGAATGACGGGCTACAAAATGCCATCAAAACAACGCGCTGCATTGGATAAGTGCGGGATCCTCTATGTAACGGATAAAGACGGCTACCCGTCTATCACGTGGTACAGTTTAAACAATCCGCTATCGGTGCGTAATGCAGCAATTAGCAGAAATAACAATGAACCAAATTTTGATGCTATCTAATTATGGCCAGAAAAAGAACCAAGTCTGCAGGGCTCAATCTCCCTACCCGCGTTTATCCGGGAAAATCACAATATGAATACCACCCCGCCTGTGGGGGCTCGATTTCTCTTTGTCCACTCAATGCTCCGCTTTCGCTCGTTTGGGCTCGATACGAAGCAGCATGTAGAGGCATTCAAGAGAAGGGTAATCTTGCAGGACTTATTGCTGACTTTTTTGACTCGGCGGATTTTTTTCGCCTCGGCAAAGAAACCAAAAGCGATTACCGAAAATATTCAAAAAAGATAATCTCTGTTTTTGGAAAAATGGATCCTGATGCGCTAAAACCTCAACACATTCGAAAATACATGGATAAGCGAGGAGTGACAGCCCCCACCCAGGCAAACCGGGAAAAAACTTTTATGTCGCGCGTGTTCGGTTGGGCGTACGAGCGCGGGATAGTAAAAATGAACCCGTGCAAAGGAGTGAGGCAGTTTAAGGAAGAAGCTCGGGAACGCTATATAACTGATCGGGAATATGATGCACTGTATGTCGTGGCACCGCCGCTCGTACAAGCCGCCATGGAGGTAGCCTATCTATGCTGCGCACGACAAGGCGATATTCTGGCACTGACGAAAGCGCAAATATTGCCAGAAGGAATTTTTATCCGGCAAGGTAAAACTGGAAAAAAACAAATCAAAGCTTGGACAGGGCGATTAAGGGCCGCCATAGAGTTAGCCGAGTCGCTACCGCTGAAAGATGGCATGATCAGTATGTTCGTTCTACACCAGCAGCACGGCCACCGCTATACCCGCGACGGATTTAATAGCCGCTGGCAGAAAGCCAAGGATAAAGCCGCTGAGCAATTCCCTGATATCAGTTTCGACTTCACCTTCCACGATCTCAAGGCCAAAGGCATCTCAGACCTCGAAGGCTCACTCATGGAAAAACAAGCCATCTCCGGCCATAAAACCATTACGCAAACGGCACGCTATGATCGTAAAACGAAGATTGTACCGGTTGTCGGTGGTCAATGA